CCTGCGGCTGAAGATTGATCGCCCTCAGGGCTATCTGATGTCCATGAGCTCACGGAACATGGGTTCTGTGAGCCATGTCTGAAGAATGAGCATGCTGCCGAGGTAGGGTTGGGGCATAGCAGCATCGGCCTGACCAGCCTCGTGACGCTGGAGTGCCTTGTCGAACTCGTCTTGGAGCTCAGAGACTACGTCTTCCACCCCTGGAACCTTATTTGATCCCGGTGGTGTGAAGAACTGTATCCTCACTGATGTCGTCTTCGGCATCTTCTTCTTGACCTCCGGCATCAGCTTCTTCGGATCCGGCTTCGGCTCCTTGGCCGGCTTCGTCAGAGTGAACGTCCACCCCTCGCTCGCCGGATCGTTCACCGGAACGTCCTCTTCCTTGTCCGACCAGGGGACCTTCTTCCTCACCAGCACTTTGTATGGGCTCTCCGCCGTCTTGCTCGGAGCACCGGCAGTCCGGACACTCGTGATCTGATGATCCGCCAGCCACTGTACGATCGGGTGCATGGTCTTCCCTCTTCTTTCTTATCAAAAAACTTGAGTTGTAGCCTACGTCTGTTAGAACTTCACGCTCCTTCGGACTTAGACATCTTGTGTGAACCATCTCTGAATTACTGTCTATCTCTTCGTAGGACTCGATGATCACCCCACACAGCGGACAGGGCGCTATGTGGGGCGGAGGCGGTTGATAGAGCCCCATTGTTCCTCGCTCCTTGAGCTCCTCCACTGAGTACTCCGCCGTAGCGACGGGATCCCCTACGTGCAGCTGAGGGAACTTCTTGATGTAGCAGTTCGAGCAGTAGCACAGCCCGTTCATCGGGCTCACTCGACCGTGCTCTGTGCCCACGTTGCAGATCCAATCCCGTGGAGCATTCTCGCAGCGCATAGGTCTTTGAGCGACCAGATGCCACCCATCTTCTTTCCCGGCCATGTCCCCCGTCTCCTTCGCCAGTTGGAGACTTTCAGAATACTCCACTGGGACGGGATCGTCACGAGCTATCAGGCGATCAACCTTGTCTTTTCTCACCTCTCCGAAGATGTCTTCGTCATCGTTCAACATGTCAGTCATCTTTCTCACCCTCCGGAAGCGCTGGAAACTTGGGAGGCGGGAGCTCAGCATTCGGAGGTATCCCTTCGGGGAGAGGCTCGGTGAACCTGGGATCGGTGAAGGACCCATAGGGCCAACACCCAAAACACCACACGTTACCCCACGGATCTACCGCAGCAGCTCGCTTATGAACTGTGCAGCGACAGCCCTTGCAGACGCCGACATCCATCTTCAGATGAAGGACCTTGCGTGCGTTCGGTCCAGCGACGGGAGCCCAGACGTCTTCTCCCTTGTCGGTGACCCCAACCTTCCACGGTTTGAGCTTCTCCTTCGGCTCTGCGACTGCGTCACTCTTCACTTCCGCAAGGTCGTAGGATCCGTCCTCGTTCGGTACCAGGGCGAGCTCAGTCTCCTCTTTCTTCTCTGCCATCTCTCTCCCCGAGCCTGATTCTGGCCAACTCCCAGTACATGTCATAGAGGTGGAGTCCTTTGCTCGAGCAGATGAGCTCTCCAGGCTCCACACCGATCTCGCCAGCCATGTACTCCTGGAGATGAACAACAGCGGCAAGGTTTGGTGGGAATCCGCCCCAGAGGTCCCAGGACCTGAAATAGACAACAAAGTGAAGCCGGTTTGTATCGTCCTGATGAACATGTTCGAGGTCCCTCTTCCCCGCTGAGGTCTCACTGTCGTAGATTCGACAGTCGATCTGACGTAGACACGGAGGATCGGTGAGGTGGATATCACTAGGCTGTGCGATTGTCATGCACGCCTGATTGTTGCCGAATCCTCTCTTGAACTTGGCAATGACCTCATCAACCTGTGACGGGAAATCCTGTACGATCATGTCAGTTGGTGGATGGTGGCGCAGTATCTTTGTCGTCACACCAACGAGACGAGAACCGTACGTGTACTGCTCGTTCGGCTCGATCTTGTCCGTCATGAGATAGGTCAAATACCTCTCTACGTAGTCCATGCCTTCCGGAACGGGATCCGGAATTCCAAGACCGGGAGGTATTTGTGGAAGGAGCGGTCTGGTGTAGGGGTGGGTGATGTGGACTGTGACGTAGTCTAGCTCCCTCCTGAACTGGGCGTTTGCGTAGGAGCCCTCAACTACTCGGTAGTCTCGTCCGTTCTGGTAGCACAGCTCCACAAGCTGAAACCATGCGTCTGGTAGGTCACGGGCTTTCACGAATTCGCATTCCATGGTGGTTTTCCTTCCCAAAAAAGAAAGGGCCGGAGGCAAGTGGATGAGGCCCGCCTCCGGCCGAGTGTTCGAGGTGAATGGGTATTACGATGTCAGGCAGAGGCCTCTGCTTGGGCTTTGGCCCTCGCCTTCTTCTGGCGAGACCTGTAGTTCATCATGAGCTTGCTCAGATCGCCTTTGGCCCTCTTGTAGGCCGTGGTGACCTTGATCTTGCCTCGGCCGCCGGACTCGAGGATGCCACAGCGCACGGGAACACGAATGGCATTCCTGATTGTCCTCACCGAGTTGGCTCCCTCGGAACCGCAGTTCTCTCCGAACATCCTGCGGGCCAGGCCCACTATGCTCGTCGGTTCGTCGTTCTTGGCGATGGCGCCGATGACATCTTTCTCGATCGGACGAAGGCCGTCTCCATCTCGATCGAAGCTGCTCGCATCCACCGACTTTTTGGACGCACCGTTGCTCTTCCCGTTCGACTTGCTGGCCGCCTTGGTCGACTTCTTGGCAACCTTGGCCTTGGGCTTGGCGACCTTGGCCTTGGTAGCCTTCTTCGCCGGAGCTTTCGCTTTCTTCGCCGGCGCAGGCTTCCCGTTGCTCTTCGACTTGGCGCCCTTCTTCTTGGCCGGCGCCTTCCCTGCCTTTGCGGCAGCCTTCTTGGCGGGGGCCTTCTTCTTCTTCGCCGGGGCCTTTGCGGCCTTGGCCTTCTTCGGGTCCTTGGCCTTCTTGACCTCGGACTTTGTGGTGGGCACTGTCTCCTCCTTGGTGCTCGTGGTTGCGGTTGAGGCGGATTCAGCCGGAGCTTTCTCACCCGCCTGCTCTTGTTTCGATGCTGCTGATCTCTTCGCCAACTGTTCTCGCAGCGCATCGGCCGGATGTGTCATAGTCCTCTCCTTGGGTTGGTTATGTGGTCCGGGGAGTGACTCCGTTGATCGATCATTTTGCAATTCGGATCGTTCTTAGATCACTTCAGATCATGAACGAGCTTTGTTCCGAAGTCAACCCCTAAAATTTTAGATCAGATATTCATTGGTGGATAGGGCCAGTAGGACCCGTCTTCGAGCTTGAGAACGATCTCCTTGTCTCCTACTGGGATGCCGTAGAGCTCACCACACCTTGGGCACGCCATCGGATCCTCATCGAGAGGCTGAGGGATGTCCTCGTGTGCAGGCGTCATGTCGGCTGCGTTCGCAGGCGCCCCAGTGTAGGCACGGCCAACGAGCGAACAATAATAAATACTTGCGCCGCAGGCTTGACAAACTACTAGATTTGTCATTTCGATCCTCCTATGATCTAATTCAGAGCTAGAATGATCGACGGGTAACACCGGATGGGGCTATCCACTATCACAGTCCTTATACCAACAGGGTGTTGGTATTGTGATCGATCGATTGTAGCTCTCAAAGACCACGATGTTCCTTGGGGAGGTGGCAGTGAGTAAGCAGTCACTGGCGAAATTGATAGCACAGGTAGATCCTACCGTACATTGCGACCTCTGTCCTGCCTTTCACATCGGACTCAGCAACGGAAACCTCGAGGTGTTCCTCCACACAGAGGAGGATCGGCTGGAGTGGTACATGTCTGGGAACGAAGTGAAGAGACGACTGAGAAGAACGATCAACAAACTGAGAGAAGACGTGAGAACCAGAAGGCAGGTTGAGCAGTTCAAGATCGACATAGCTCAGGCGCTCATCAGGGAGGTACACACTGGCTGTCTCTTCAAGGGAACAAAGGGGGTAGAGGACGAGGGGTTCGATGACAATGAGGAGATCCAATGATGAGGTGGTCAGATGAAGCGCATATTCATTGTGAAAGAGGATACGTGCTTCGTTTCATTACTAAGCCAGGGAAAGACCAATGCCGGCCTGGTAATCCACGGAGCCTCCAACATGGAGGAATTCTGCAAAGCGGCAATCGATGCGTATGAGGAGCTGCTGAGAAATAAGGAGAGGAAGAAGCGCTTCAACGACATCGTGAACTCCGAATGAAAAAACGGGGGGAATTCGTCATAAGATCTTTGCGGAAGTCCGAAGTCAGGAAATGCTCGAGGTTGGGGGCCCCAGCAGGGGAGAGTGAGTCCGACGCTCTTTTTTCTTCTTAGCCTGCTACAATGAGGTAGGAGGTGATCCATGCCTTACCGTGAGGTCCGCAAGCCGTTCTTGGTGCACTTCTCCGAGACGGTCACCCCCATCAAAGTGCGGGACAAGGAATCCTCTCTGCTTATGCAGATCATAGCCTGGGCACTATCAGTTCTGACCAAGATGAAGGTCGTAGACTTCTCGAAGGAGAGGTTCATGAATGACTACATCACCACGATCGGCAGCACCATCTACGTCGGAAAGGATCGTGGCTGGTCAATGGACATGGAGGTCACCCCAGTAGTCCTACACGAGCTCACCCACGTCCTCCAGTTTCTCCGCACATGGATGGAGCTGCAGTATCTGATCAGCGACAAGTGGCGATCCTACTTCGAGTCCACTGCAGATCAGGCGTGGATGATCGTGTGGCCAGGTAGAGCAACAGATGAGTACCTCGATCGCAAGGTTGAGAGCTTTGTCTTCTATGGCATCCCAGCCGACATGATTCGTGAGGATCTGAAGGAGCGGCGTACAGAGGTGCTGGAGAGCAGACCACAGCCGGAGGCCAGAAGAGTGGCCGACTGCTACATAGAGTGGGATCATGGCATATACCAATGACTTCAAGCAGACCCGGAAGATCGTGCTGCACCTACCAGCGAGACAGGCACGCTTCCTTGACCAGGAGCTTACCCGACTTCGTGAGAAGACCGGGAAGCGCTTCACCATCACAGAGCTCATCCAGGTGCTCGTCGAGCAACACCGCACACGCATGGAGCTCAAGGCCGAGGCAGACCCAGAGGGAATCGCCTGGATGTACCGAAGGCTGGCTGAGAGGACCGGATGAGTAGCAGCTTCATCACAGGACCACCAGACGAGAGAGCTGGGCTGCTCGAGCTCATGGCATACCTCAGACCGAAGTCCAAAGGGGCCATCACGGCCGAGCTCCATAGGAGCCTTCAGGCCAGGCCCAGGGAAGAGGATACCCAGTTTGCAGGAATCCTCGGCGAACTGGGTATCACACCCCAAGAGTTCGCCCAGATGGCCCACAACCGGCCCGAGCTGTGGGACAGAGAGCAGACTGAGTACCTTGAGGCCATTGCCAACGGCTACCCACACACGGATCTCATCTTCCAGCTCGCCGAGGACTTCTTCACCGAGGCTGCAGCTCCCCCTCCGCAGCTGCTCGAGCAGGTCGACGAGGACGACGAGCTCGACGAAGAGGGCCTTGACCCAGTTCGACGGCGTGAGGACATCCTCACCCAGCTAGTAGCTCCGAATCCGGCGCTCACCCCGTTAGGGTCGGTCGAGACACTCCCAATTGTCGGTGACCAGTCAGACGACTGGTGGAAGAAAAAGTAATAATTCTTTGGGGATAAGATCTACGGAGCCGCAGTGACGGGCTTTTTACCTCGTCATCAATGTCACGGACCACAACTACCCACTTTGGGGTCCGTAGGTATTTGAGCGCACCCCACACTCTATATACTCCGTACCGTGACACGGGTTTCTGTGAACTGGCCGGAACCTCAAGCGTTGGCTTCTCAGCGCTGGTAAGAGCTCACATTCCGCCTTGTGGATTCATGAAGTGGCTGGGAGCTCCACCGCCGTACTGGTATGCAGTGCCAGGAGGCTGCGGGGTGAGGAAGGCGTGCCCCACGTCAAGGGCCTTGCCTCCAAGGTATGTTCCGCCGGCGAGAGCGGCGCCCACACCCAGCTGGGTCTTCAGACTTGGTTGGTACCACTTGCGTCCAGGTCTCGCAGGAGCAGGCTGACCTGGGGTGGACGGGGTTCGGTAAGGACCTCCGCCTCCTGATCCTCCAACCATGGTCTTGGCTCCACCCGGCTGAGCCTTTAGGGCCTTGGCCTCCTGAGCGTACTGCTGCACCTTTGAGGCACCTGGGGACGGCATCTGAGGCGTGCGCCCCTTCCCCGTCATGACGTTCCAACCCTCACGCATCTTGGCGCCGAAGCCCTGACCTGGGGTCTTGGGGCCTGGAAGACTGACGCTCTTGCCCTTGGTGAAGAACTGGACGCCCTTCTTGAGTCCACCGAGGGCCTTACCCATCCAGCCGATGGCCACCTTCTCGAGCTCGGAGAGCTCATCCCATGAGACCTCACCTTCCAATATCTGGGAAGCGAGCTTCGTCATGTGCTCTTCTCCGAGCTCGGCGTAGGCAGCAGCTCCAAGCTTCTCGAGGTCGGCGGCAGTCTTGACTGCACTGAGAACTTCGAGGTCCCCAGCTGGATCAATGTCCTCCTCGCTCTTTGGTAGCTTGATCTTCATGATGCCGGAGCGCTTGGCCCAATCGGCGGCCATCTTCTCGACGATGTAGGGTTCCGGGAGTCTGTCTTCGCCAAAGGTGCTGTGCGCCGCCAGGACACCAAGCTCTCGAGCTCCCTGCATACGGATCGCCAAGGAGGCGAGCTTGTGAAAGTGGTCTCGACCCATGAGGTAAACCCCATCGGCCAGTGTCTTGTCATCCTGGAGCATCGAGCCCTCCTTACGGGTATGTCTGTCCCAACGCACCCGTAACGAGGTTCACGGCCGTCACGTTGACCGGTACGACCCGCTCGTACTGCATGGCCACGGTCTCTTGGACGATCGTGCCCTGCGCATCCGTCGCCCACGTGTGGTTCGGGATGTAGCAGGCCTCGAGGTAGATCGCTCCCATGGTGTAGAGGTTCGAGTCCCTCATGTACACCAGAAGGCCGATCGGTTGATTGAATAGATCCGACGCCAGGTTGAGGAACAGGTTCTCGTATCCCGGAGGAACGATGACCTCGTGCTCGTTCGGCATCGCCTTGGCTCCCACGTTGGGGAACAGCCATGGGATGTTGAGCGGCACTGCCGGATCCTCGTAGTAGGCGTACATGACCCGCAAGATGCTCGGGCCGTGGTAGAAGATCCTGCTGAGGGCCAGCTGGCCCACCGTCCTTCCACCGATGAAGTACGATCGCTCACTCCCAAGCTCCCAGACCCTCATGAAGGTCTTGTTCTGAGAGTGATTGATGTTCTGTGTGACACCGATGGGGTAGACGATGTCAGCGTTTGCTCCCGTGATCGCAGCAGTTGCCGCTCCAACGCTGCCACCGAGTTGCGACAGCCGTGGAGGCCCGGCAGCGAGCAAGGTGAGTGAACCGACGACGAATCGGCCATCGGTCATTCCACCCTGAACGTAGCTGTTCATGGGTTCCCAGTCTGTGAAAGTGCCCATCTAGAGCCTCCTCAACTTATTGGTCTCAGCCCACATCTTCATCATACCACCAGCGTGAGTCGCAGGTAGTTGCCTGGGTAGAATACCTCGAGGCTGACGTCGATGAGGACCGTGTCCGGGCTATCCTCGCTCTGCACCAGGTTGTTGAGGTTGGCAGCCATAACCACCTTCCCCTCCTCGACCAGCCACCTGGCGAAGCCCTGGACAACAGTCGAGAGTGTATCGAGATAGGCCGGCGTGATGTTGTACCGACCTATGTACTGATCAAGTCCCATTCGGAAGAACTTGGCGCAGAAGTCGACGGCTTTGACGATCGACTGCTCACGCTTCTCGATGCTGGTCAAGTCTGTCGTGACCTGGTGCCTCGAGGTGAGCGGAGCTCCCTCACTCGGCTGGATGACCCAGTCGGCTCCGCCGGCCGCTCCCTGGTTGAGCTGGCTGGTGGTGTACCGCTCCTTGGTATCCGTGACCCCGGTGAAGACGGCGATGGGGTACCGAGTCAGCGGCTGGCTCGGCGGAAGACCTCCAACCATGCCAGCCTTGGCGGCGTTCATGTAGAAGCCTTCGATGAGCTGATCCACGCTGTTGACGGTGGCGACGAGCTGACCGAGCTGCTGCATCCACACTCGGCGATCCTTGAAGCCCTGTCCCTTGTAGTAGATGGCCTCGATCTCCTCGTCTTTGCTGGCGACGACGGTGCCCCTGATCTTCACAGAGTAGCTGGCACTGACGATCGGGAGCTGGGCAGTCCAGTCAGCGGTGGACTCCGTGTAGAAGGCATCATCGTTCTGGCCAGGCGAGAAGCCGAAGTTCAGCTTGACCTTGGTGCCGTCGAGCACAGGTCCGATGATGTTGTAGTTCTTGTCATCCGTCCCCAGGTCGAGGAACACTCCCTCGGCCGCCGTGAACGCCGATGTTGGATCGATTCCCTGTGCCAGGAGAGCCTGAGACAAGGTGCTGATCTTGGTATCGAAGTAGTAGGGCGGTCCACCGGAGACCGAGTCGCCGTCATTGCCGGAGGCCACCAAGGTGTCGACCTTCCGAGTCGGCGTTCCGAGGTGGACGATGGCTATCCTCTCACCCTTCTGCTCCGGATCGCTCATTGTGTTGGCATGCTGCTGAGCAGCCAGTGCAACGTCGAGATCCGATGACAGCGGAGCGACAGCGTAGACCTCTTTGGGCTTGAGGAACTCGAAGGCAGCGGTGAAGCCGGCCAAGGTCCCGTAGGGCTTGTCAGCCGTCGCTTCGTCGACGCCGATGCCGGTGACGCTGACACCGTTAGCGTTCCCGATGGCGCAGAAGAACCCGTAAGAGAGCGGGTTGTCCGGAGAGACGGGGTCGAGTGCCGCCTCGAGGTCCGTCGTCGAGTTGAACGACAGGAGAGATGGGTTCTGGGCCTCCCCGGTGACATCGAGACGCAGGGCCTCGTACATGCAGTAGACAGGCACCGCCGTCACTGAGATCGGAGCTCCGGTCGTGTCACGGAGGAAGTCATGCTTGATGATGACGTCTCCGTTGTTGTCGATCATGAGATCCGGACGAGGAACCGTGACGCCCCACTGAGCGCTCGCAACCGCATTCAGGTTCTTGGCGATGATGTACCAGCTCGATGGGTTCCACACGCTGGTCTGCGTGCTGACCTCCTGGTCCAGCTTCAGCTGTCCGGCCGTTGCGCCGGGGTGAACCTCGATGATCATGCCGACGTACGTGCCGTCAGCGTAGAGGTAGTCACCGACTCGGACCTTGAACGGGTTACCGTAGGTCACACCGGCGGTGAGACCTAGTGCGGTGAGGCAGGTCGTCGTGCTGTCTGGAGATGCGAGGATCTCGACCTTCGAGTCCGACTCTCCGGACCTCGGGCTTGTGAGCCTGAGGTGGTTGGTCGGCGCCGGCGACGCCTCGATGGAAGCAACCGTCGCCCCGAAGACCGCATCGATCTGAGTCTCGATGTCATGGTTCTCGAAGGGACCTCCTGCGAGATTGCCACCTGCGACTGTCGTGTGGTCACCCCAGAGCGGCTGCTCTATGGGGAAGGACCCGATGCCGAACATCGCCGTCTCGAGCGCCGGAGTGGTTCCGGTCTCGACGCTGACAGCAGAGTCACGGTCGATGGCAGTCGGAACGGCTCCGTACAGGAACGTGATGTAGTTCCCGGAACCGTTGGCAGCTCCGTCGATGTCGCTCTGGTACACGACATCAGCTCCAACAGCGGCCTGCGTCGCCGTGTTGATCTCGATGACGAGGTCGGCGATGTTGGCTGCTGTGATGCTGCTGATCGTGACCGTGACGCCGTTCACCTTCAGAACGAGGTCGTTGCCTGTGATGGAGGCGAAGGCCGCCGAGATGTCCAGCGAGATGATTCCGATGCCGTAGAACTTGACGAACTGCTTTCCGCCGCCGTCGAGCTGTACTGCCAGAATCTGCTGGTTGATCTGCTGCCTGTTGCCATTCAAGTCGACGGATCCGTCAACGAGCGCCGAGGTCGGCAAGGCCTTGAAGTCTTCGCCGGACATCGCCACGTACGGGGTGAGCTGATCACCGTCGTTGTCATCCACCGCCGCAATGGTCGTGCCCCTGCGCAGGTAGGACTCGGTCTGCAGCACCTCACGAACCTCGGTGCTCAGATCGAAGAAGACACGAATGCTGTCCTCATCGATGTTGAGCTCCTCGAGGTTCCCACGAGGATCTGGGAAGCTCTCCTGCTTGAGGTACACCCTGTCTTGGATGTAGTTCCCGATCCCGTAGAAGAACTGACCGTAGCCCCAGCCGAAGACCGGAGCAGCGTCGTCATAGAGGAGCTGGATGGCGTCTGTCTCTCCGCCCGAACCGGAGGTTCTGAGCTGGAGGTACAGATTGTCGCTCTCATCCTCATAGACGTACGCTGCGAAGCCCTGTGGCAGCGGAGTGTACGTGTTGATGAACGACGCCACGTCCTGTGCACTCATGGCCGTCGCTGTTCCTGGGAACGTGAAGCTCTGCTCCACACCTCCGTTGACCCTGAGGCTCAGCGTCTTGTTGGCCAAGTTGTACGCTGGGTCATCATCGATGGTAGCGGTCGCAATTGCCGGGCCCCGGACGATGATGTCCGAGTTCAAGGTCAGATCGGAGTTGTAGAGCTCCCTGATCTCCTTGCACACACCGACAACGCACGGCACCAGCGTGGGCACGGCGATGCTCGGACTGACAGTCCTGAACTCCTGGTAGACCTGTACGCCGGGCTCTGGAAGCTCTGGGATGCTCGCCATAGTCTTCTCCTACTCAACAATCACCTTGACAGAAATGCCCTCTTCGTCGGGCTGACTGCCAGGCAACGGCTCCGTCTCGGCAGGTACCAACCTACGACCCCGCATGGACGGATGGTTCACCACCTGCCTACTCTGATCAAATATCTTAGGCTTCACAGAGGTTCCCCAGAGGGGCGGCCTCGTGTGAGAGCGTTCGATGACGCTTGCCATCTTTGCCACTATGTTGGTCTCAATCTTCTGAAGAAGCGGGAGGTCTTTCTCCTGCACCTTCTCTGTCCACTGGAAGTGAGCCGGGACGATGACGGGGACGTTGATGATCTCGCCCTCCGTGTCACCTGAGACCAGAGCCCCGGCTGGTGATCGAGCTAGTATCTGCTGACCCTCAGCGATCTTGTGGAAGCCCAGCTGCATGAGGAGGTGACGGAAGATCCAGAGGTGTCTACTCACCAACCAAGCGAGGTACTCCGCCTCTACTGGCACCCTACTCATGCAGTTGAACGTGATGTTCCCGGAGAGCATATCGGTGAAGATCTCCTCTCCGGTACGTATCTGATGGTTGCGCTTCTGGTCGAGCCCCAGTCCAGCCCACGCAAAGCCCGAACGGACGGTAGCTATAGCCGGTCGCTTCTGGATCACGTCGGTGTTCACTGGGGTGTCGTCGGTGATGTAAAGACGAGACGTCTCGTCATCTGGAGTCCACCGGAAGTTGGCCCCCTCGGGAGGATCAACGAAGAGCTCTTGGACGAATAGCAGACAGAGACGCACCAGGTGGAAGAGAGGATTCTCTCCCCAGCTGCTGACTTCTCCTGCCGGCTGCGGCAGATGTGTCTGCACTGTCGTCACTGAGCCTCGCCCCTCTGCCGAGCCTCTTCAAGAAGCTCTCGGTTCTTCTCTCTCATCCTCTGGTACGCCAGTCCCGATCCCGCCGCCATGGCAGGGACCACGAGACCCTGGACGGCGTAGGGAGCCCACTTCGGCATCTCCTTGCCGTATCGTTGGGCGAGCCGGCCCAATCCGATGTTCGCAGCAGTTCCTGCACCAAGCCCAAGACCAGCGCCTGCGCCGATGACGGCCATGTTTTTGAGCTGCTGCTTCATGACCTCCCGATTGATGTCCTTGCTCCTCTCCTTCGGATTCTCTCGGAGCTCGGCCATCTCCTCAGCACGTGGGTCGGGTGTGGATTCCTGAGCGATCTTGATCAGCTCCTCGAAGAAGCTGCTGACCATGACCTCGTTCATCCAGCGTACCCGTGTCCTTTCAGCATATTCGTGAACCAGCTGGCGTCGTCATGTCCCTCGAGATCATGAGGGTTGGTGAATTCACGCTCTGGGCTTGCCTCGAAGTCGCCAAGATCATCGATATTCACCGGTATCAAGTACTCGATGTCTGACCCAGGTATCTCGTGGAGCACGAGCTCCTGGTGCAGAACTACTCGAAGCCGCCTTGTCGAACTCACCCTTTCGATACGCCACCTTCTGTTCTCACTCTCAACGATTATATCCCGTGGTTTTACGCTGGGGAAGTAGGGCATGCGTGCTGAGGTGTTCTGCTGCTGAGTCTCTACGAGCTGCTGTACCTCCGTGTGTTTTGGACTCGGATCGAACTGAACGTAGGCTTCTACCGGGTTTAGGTAGCCGCCAACGAAGCTCGTGTCGTAGCACGTCAAGCACTGCGACTGCATCCTTTGTCGACTCACGGGATCGTAGCAGGCTGGGCATCGCTGCCCGAACGTCCTAGCCGGAAACACCCAGCACTTCCTGCCTATGTGCTCTCGGAACAGAATGAGTTCGACACGGCGAACTTCTTGGGCAACTAGATCAGGCTTGGCTCCCATCTGTGCGGCGGCGGAGTACGAGACTTCGCTGTCTGACTTTCTGGTGATCTTGATTCGATACCAGTATTGCCTCCACTTGTGCAGGAGGTTCACCACCACGTCACGGAAGTGGTACCGATCCGAGAAAGGCTCACTGATCTGGTCGAACTCACCGTATTGAGACTCACTTCGCTCCACGACGAACGTGAAGTCGTGAGGATCCAGATCGGTGTTTTTGATCTCCCACGAAAGATCGATGTGATCTTTGCTGAGAGAAAAAGCCTTTATGTTCTGGACTTCGAGCATCTACGATCTACAGCTCCCACTCGTAGGAGTGGATGGCCCCCTTCGCCGCAGCGCTGAGCACTGCGCTCCTGAACGACGCCGTCTTCTCCTCGTTCTCCTTGCCGTTCTCCTCTTCCTCCTCGCCGTTCTCCTCCCCTCCTGGAACTGCCTTTCCCACGCCCTTCATGAACTTCTTGCGCTCCTCAGGAGACATGTCCTTCGTCTCCTTCATGGCCTCGGAGACAGTCTCGACCTTGTCCTTGTCCTCTTCGGACATTTCGGCGAACTTGAAGTGGCCTTCGATCACTGAAGGCACAAAGCCTGCTCGAGCGAGCGCTGCGCCAGTAGCAGCTGCCATCTTGAACTTTTCCTCGAGCGCTGCTCTCTTCTGAACTCCGGCCGCCTGCATGACAGCCTTGTCCATCTCAGGATGAGTGTTGAGGGTGAACTCGTCCATGTCAGGGTTCTCGGCGAGGAGTCTCTCCTTGACTGCCTGGACCTCGGGGCTTGCATAGGCTGCTTGGAAGTCTTCTGGTCCCTTATCGACCATAGCGAGTCGAACATCCTGCTGTGGAGAAGGCGCTGGAGCTTTAGGCGGAACACCACCAGCCATCGCCGCTCTCTCACCGAGAGGACCACCGGCCATGCGGCCCAGGGCGTAGCCAGCCCCTCCGCCGCCGAGCATCATGCCAATGGGCGCAGCGACACCAGGAAGCCTGCTGCCGATACCTGCGCCCAACCCTGCGCCGCCGAGCATCCCAGCGATCCCACCGAGGTTGGCGCCAGATTGTCGCCCTTGGTATCGTATCGCCTCCTCAGAAGCGGGGTCCACACCTTCAGGCAAGGCCACCTTAGCGGCCTCCTTTTGCTGTGGAGACTGCATGGCGCCGGCCTGTTCCAGACTTGCTCTGTTGGCCAGAATACGATTCCTCTCCTGCGAGGACATGTATCCTCCAAGTCCTGCGCCACCTAGTGCGCCAACGGCCCCACCACCAAGGCCGCCGAGAATAGCGCCGCCAGGACCTCCTGCTGCGCCTCCCATCATGGCCCCAAGAGTACCAAGTCCGACACCTCCCATAATGGCCCCTTGTCTTCTTGCTCGTACAGGATCGAGCTCAACACCAGCGGGTACCTCGTGTGTGAACTGGCCCTCCTTGCTGAGCTCGTAGAAGGCTTTGAGCTCAGGGATGTCCATGTCACGGAGGACCTCCTCGAACTGGGAAGAGGCCGTCTTCTTCATCTCGTCTTCGGCGAGTTCTTCAAGCCACTCTTGCAGCATGATCAATCTCCTATCTCGGCCTCAGAGGGCCTCCCTCAGTGCGTCTCCCCGCACGCTGAACACTTACCGAGCTCCGAGTACTTGGTCATCTTTCCGCACTTGGAGCACTTCATCATGTTTTCCTTCTCGGCAGCGAGCTTTAGGATTCGGTCCATGGCGCTCTCGGCAGCCCCAGTCTTTGCCATCTGCGCTTTTGCCTCGTCCCGTAGCTGCTGACGAGCCATGAGGTTCGCCTTGTAGCGCTCTCGAGCTCGACCCGATTCACCACGTGCGGCAAGTCCACCTATGGCTCCTCCACCAACAGCACCCAAGGCTGCTCCACCAAGACCGGCTAGCGCCGCCAGCCTTCCAGGGACTCCGTGTCGTGCTGCTGCAAGTCCGGCGCCTAGTCCGCCCACCGCTGCGCCGCCGAGTCCTCCTCGGATTGCTCCTTCACGCTGGGCTAGCTCAGGGTCCAAGTGGACCGGCCTGTGTTGGATCGGAACTGCTGCGACGAAGTAGGCCTTCTTCATCTTGTCGAGCTTCTCGTCCCTCTTCTTCTTTGCCTTCAGCGCCGCAGCTCCCACCCCAGTTGCTCCTAGAGCAGCGGCACCACCAAGGATCTCTCCCTGGTACTTTCCGGCTGTGAAGGCGGCACGCTCAGGAAGACTCAGCTCTTTCACGGCCTTTGCGACGTCGCCCTTCTGAGAGCCGAGATCAAACTTGAGCTTCTTTGCGGCCTGCTCGATCCCACGCTGTACTTGTCCTGCCTTTCGTGCAACGTTCATCATCTTCAGGCGCTGCTTGATCGAGGCGAGCTTGTCCGATCCCTGCTTCGGCATCTCCATGCCGGGCGGAGGCATCATCTCCGGCGGAGGTGCTCCTTCCATTGGAGCTCCCTCGGGCGGAGCGCCGCCCTGTGCGGCCGCAGCTTGCTCCATCTTGGCCTGATCCTCCATGGAGGCCTGCTGAGCTTGCTCACCCTGGATGGCCGCTTCCTGCTCTGCGTTAGCCGCTTCTTGTTGCTCCTGAGCAGCTCCTGCCGTAGCAGGTGGGGGCATCTCTCCGCCAGCTCCTGGAGGTCCAGCGGGCGCCGGGGGAGGAGCTGTTGGCTGCGCAGCTACCGCTTTGAGCTGCTGCGTCAGCATGTTGGCCTGCTCCTGGAACGTCTGGGCCGCAGTGTTCATCTGCTGCTTCTGGTCCTGGACGGCCATCTGTTCTTGAAGGCTCTGATCTTTCGCAGCGACCATGGCCTGCTGAGCTTCCTGGCGCCCCGCCGCCTCCTGCTCGATCTGACCCTGTAGCTCACTCACCTGCTGGCCCATCTGTTGGGCCTGCTGGTCGGCCATGGCCTGAGCGGACTGAGCATCGAAGAGCTGCTGGTTCATGGCACGAACCTGCTCCATAGCCTCGTCTCGCTCGTTCTGCATCTGTTGGTAGTCCAGGGCCATCTGAACTTGGGGATCGACCATGGCCTGCCGCTCGAGCTCGAGCGCTGCTGCTTGCTCATCGCCCTGAGCAGACTTGATGATATGGGCGATCTTCAGGAGACCATGAGCTGTGTGCACGTTGAGCACAGGTTGCGGCGGCATTCCAAACGGACCCTGGATCTCCGCAAGGAACCTCATCCTTGAGGTGAGCGGAATCTCGAAGGCCTCTTTCATCAGCTCATCAAACATCACGCATACCTCACTACAACCCAGGACTGCTCGCCAGGTTCAGGACCAGCAGAGAAGACCTCGGTGTCGACCACACGATCCGACACCTGGTCAGTCGTTGTGCTGAATCCAAGCAAGGAGTTCGCAGTACCAGAGCTCTTGACAGTCAGAGAGGCCAAGTCCTTCTCTATGGCCAGCCGCCGGTCTGGTGGTGTGCTGCCCACGTTGTCGATGTGGGCAAGGCCAGCCTCGGTGACGTTGATCTGATCAACGATCTCATTGATAGTCCAGACCCTTCCCTTGGCCGTGAACGTGACCGTCACATCTCCGCCACCCTTATCGAAGATGAAGGTGAGCCCGTCAACGTCAGCACCATTCAGGAGGTTGACGTTGCCAATCACCCTTCCGTTCAGGAAGTCGGTCATCTTCTTAGACGATCCGAATCTCGCTACATTCCAAGAGGCCATGGCTCCTCCTAATAGATCTGAGCGTAGTAGCCGTGAATGTCAAAGAGCTCACTGGCTACGCCACCCTGACCATCGAGCAGCTGTGCGATGTTCTTGGCCACCTTCACATGCTGCTTCCACTGAATCCAATCGCCCTTGAGTAGCTGGATCCAGCTCTGCAGAAGTGGGGTCTTGTCCGAGACCGCCACGTTGAGTCCTCCATCACTGAACGGAAGGTGGTTGCGTGTCTGCAGGATACCTACCGACGTGAGGAGCTTGATGATCGTCCCGGTCATGAGTGGGTCGATCCAGTTGTTCGACACGAAATCGGTGAAGTTGTATGGACCGATCAGCGGAGGTTGAGCGTTGAACTCCGAGATAGCATTCACAGCACACAGGGCAATCATCCGATCGCTGGACTCCTGCCCCGCAACCAGCCGATTCAGTTCCGGTAGATCACGTATGAAGTACCGTGTGTCTGTGACGAACTGGTTGAACGCCGGGCTCGCCCCGGAGATGTGTGCTGTGTCTGCTGCACCTTGGAGTGTCACTACTTAGCCTTTTTGCCCTTCACCTTGGCCTTCGGCTTGATCTCAGTCGTGTCATCCGCTGAGTCCTTATCGGACTCCGACTTGACCGATGCCTCGACCTCCACGTCCTTCTTCGGCTCCAATTTCGGGGCCACGGCCTTCGGGACAGCTCTGTCCTGCTTCTTCCGCCTCTCAGCCTGATACCACTCAGGGAGAGAGTCGATGCTCACCATCATGGACGTGATCCACCCAGAGATGTCGGCCACCTGAAGTCGGTGGTCGGGGACTTCCCCGCTCCTGCCAGGAGGAATCTCTACGCCGGCGACCTTCAGGTCCACGGGCTTCCTGGCCTTACGGTAAGGCGGGGTCATATCGGTCAAGTTGTAGACGATCATGACCCTAGCGCTCCTTGGATGGCTTCAAGGATCTCCCTCTTGACCATCCCCTCGAGGTCGGCAGCGTCCATGCCAGTGACCTGAACGCAGTAGTCGATGAGCTCTGCCTTGTTCATCCGCTCGAGCGGCTTGTCAGGCTCCGGAAGCTCCCCTTCCTCGAGCTCTACCTCGACCTCCTCGCCTTCATCCTCTCCTCCTTCTCCTTCCGGAGCTTCCGGCGAAGACTCAGCTTCTCCTTGATCATCCGCATGGTCCTCTGGAGCTTTCTTGGATTCATCTTTCCTCTCCTTCGGCTCAGCTGGGGGCATGCCGATACTTCGGCCGTTCGGCCCACCAACACGGATATCGATCTGACCGGACCTCATGAGATCGGCAAGTTCCTCCTCGTGCTTCTCGAACAACTCCTCCGGAAGAGGGAGTGCCTTGCCCCTGCGGAGGATGACTTTCCCACCACAGATCCTCAGGTTGAAGCGGTGCCTCTTACCCCCGAGGGGGCGCCTCCGCAGAGCTCTGGTCGCTTGCCTTCTGGCAGTGCTGACGATGTAGAGCTGAGGCTTCCTGAGCTGCTCCTCTTCGACGTGGTCTTCCGCAACCAGCTCTTCGGATTGTGCCATTTGTGACCTCCAAATTTGAAAGGGCGACGACGCCGCTCAGCGCCGCCGCCCCTTCGTGAACTACGCACCAGGGCTAACGCCCATAGGATCGGAGCTAGTAGCTCCTCACCTGCGGGAAGACCCAGCCCTTGTCCACACGGTTATTCGACAGTCCGAGATCCTCAGCCGCCTTCGGCACGAAGTTGGACAACAGGTTGTCCGTATCGTTGACCGTCGCATCGGCTGCGTAGAGCTCGAGCTTGCGGACGGAGGCGATGTTCACGACCGACATGGCGATGTCCTCCCAGGACTGCCAGGTGATCATGTTCGCCACCTTGTCCACGTAGAACTTCACCTGGTTCAGGATGTAGAACACCCCGAAGAACTCCGGGCGAGTGAACACGTAGACGTTGCCTCGACGGAGGATGTCCGTCTTGATCGTCCGCACGAACGCACGACCGAGCAGAGTCGAGTACTTGTACCCGTCGACGGTGGTCTCGGACTGAAGCTTGTCGCCGAAGTCCTCCACGGTCCACTGGTTGATGTCATCGAACTCGGTCTCGGTCATGAGCACCCGCTCCGCACGGAGGCGGTTGCCGTCGAGGAGCTTGAAGAGCTCGACGAGGTCCGTCTTCTGAAGGGGGTGCACAGTGGCGTCGTCGGTGGTTCCCAGAGCTCGGGCGATCTCGCCCTTGCGAACCGAGAACTCCACCGGGGGAGTGGCACCGTGGAGAGCGGCGTTGTTGAGCGCCGGCGCCACGGAGACACCATTGGCCTCCGCCTGGAGAGCCTGAACCGCAGCCTCGATGTGGATCGTGAACTCTCGGTCCTCGATCTCTTGGATGTCCTTCACCGAGTTGTCCTCGATGACCTTGGTGATGGGCATCTCGTAGGCCAGGAGTTCCTGCTCGGTCTTCTCGAACTTCTCCGAAGAGATCGTGAAGAAGGCCGCCTCGGCTCTCGGGCCACGAATGAGACGTGCAGTGGGCTGTCCACGGAAGGTCAGCGGCATGGCCCTGCTCTCGGGCTCGATGTCGATGATCTTCGTGAGGGTGTCGTGATGGATGGACCGCTGGCAGTCCGACCTGGTCACGTTCTGCGGGGGTACGATCTGGCGAGCGTAGCTCACCTCCCGAAGACGATCCCGGATGTAGGCACCAGCGTACTCTGCGATCTTCTCCTTGCCATCGGCCGTGCTGAGCCTCTGGGAGAAGACCTGATTGAGAGCTCTCGCTTGACTCATTTTCTCTCTCCTTCCTCTCCCACCTTATGGCCGGATGAACCGCAGGTAGTCGTTGTTGTTGGACTTCGTGCGGGTCACGTACCCCGCAACGTAGCCGGCGCTCCAGGTCTTGAGACCCGAAACAGTTTTGCCGTTGTAGTCAACGGCGGCGTCGATCTCGAGCTTGGCTCCGAGTGCGGGATCCCCATCGAAGATGAGGGTCTCGGCCTCGAACCCTCCGATGAAGAGAACGGTCAGTTGACCGATCGCTTGGATGTCGGAGCGCCCCTTCTCGACGAACACGGGGTACTGGGGGTAATCCCCACCAGAACCTCTGATGAGTTTGTAGGCTGCGTTGAGCTCCACGTACTCGCCCATCAGGATCACGTCTGCGTGCTCGGGGTCAACATAGTTGCGAGAGTTGACCTCGAAATCCCGACGGGTCTGAGCAAGGACCTCGGTCTTCAGCCTGAATGTCTCAACCGTTGCCATTTCTCAGATTCTCCTCTTTGGCGACCCTACAGCTCGCTTGCCAGATAACCCAGAAGGTTATCCGCCGCAGCGGGGATGTCACCGACATTGCCGAGGGGATTGCCCTCAGCTGCCAACTTCACGGCCTGCTCCACGACGTCCAGTTTCCCTTCCTTCGCTTTCTGCAGGAGCATCGCCCTCTTCTCGTTGAGATCCATGCCAGCGTCGATGTTGCGCTCGTCCATAAGGGCAAGCACGCCGTCGACACGGTCACGAGTCTCATAGCTGGCGACCTTCTCCTTCAGTTGCCTGATCTCAGAAGCCTGTTTCTGGATCTTCTGATCACAAGCGAGCAGTACCTCGGGCACCTTGGAGAGCACGGTGGCCGCATCGGCTGCACTGATCTTCGTCAATCTTGTGCTCATGGTGTCCTCCTACATCCCAGCTCCGGGCATTGGCGTAGCGCCACCCGTTACCGGTTGCGGTTGCGGAGCAGAGTCAGAACCACCAGCCTGAGGAGGAGGCATCATCGGCATGGCCGATGGAACCTGGCCGCCCTTCCTCATCTGATCCTTCCGCTGTTCCATTCGAGATGCGAGTTTGCAGAAGTCGCAGGATCCCTTCTCTAGGCTGCTTTGAGTACATCGGCAGCCCTGGGAAGCGATCTTCTGCAAGAGGACTTTGGCCGCAGCGACTTTCGCTCCGCCCTTGTCCACGATGTCCCGACCCAGGTTTGCGTCGAGGACCTTGTCGGTCGAACGACTCTGGGCCGGTTCAGACAGCACCTCCCCCATCCGCTTCTTCGGTACGTCCTTGGCTTCACGCCGTGTGGCGTCAATGACCGCCTGGTTCGAGGCGATCAAGCTTTCCTGGGACGTTACCTCCGGTGGTCGCTTCATCTGAGACGGCTGGTCCTCAGGAAGCGTGAGGGTCTGATTTTTCGGCGCCGAGATCGACGCCGGAGCTTCTGCGTCGGCAGCAGCTTTGCGCATCATGACACGCTGGTAAAGCTGCTCGATGCCACTCCCCTGCTTCATGACCCCCTCTTCGGGGTATGGAGTTTGGGTGACATCCATGTTGTCGTCCATGGCGTTCGGGGCCGACTTGGGATTGGCTCCCGTATCCATGGGCGGGTTGATCGGGGGTTTGCCGGTCTTGGCCTCACCCGTCTCCTCAGACTGGAGACCAGTGCCCGGAGGCGACTTGTCTGTGGTCTGGAAGGCGTTGGAGCCAGTACCGGGTCCACTCTGCGGCGATCCGGGCGGTTGCTTGCCCACGATGTTGGGGGACGGGAAGGCCGTCTTGATCTCGCTCCAGTCCAGATCATCGAAGTTCTCGACGATCTGGGTGACAGCTCCAGCCATCTTCTGGAGATAGGCAGACGAGGTCTTCTCGGTCTCCCCCTCTTCCGATGACCCGCCGTTCTGCTGAGCCATCTCGGAGCGATTCTCCTTGGCTGCGCACTCACGGCAGAGCTTGCTCCCAGGCGGAGCTGACTTGCCACACTCCTCGCAGTCGACAGTCTCCCCGGCCTCCTGAGCGAGCTTGTCCATGCCGAGTGCATGGGATCCGCCAAGTGCGGTCTGGACCATCTGCTGCAGAGTGAAGCTCGGTGTATCTCCGTGCATCACATTCCTCCTATGACCGAACCACTGGGGCCGGGATGTTCTTGGACCACGCCTGAGACAGATCAGGAGACGGGACCTTCGTACCAACACTCGTGTAGTTGGTCTTGGTGAGGTTCGTCGCCCCCAATGCCTTGGAGGTGATCGCCTTCGGCGCCACAGGCGAAGCTGGCTTCGGCTGCAGCGTGGTCCCATCCCCAGCAGGAGATGCCGGTGCCTTGATGGAGGGGACAGAGACCGAAGCGATCTTCTGTAGTTCCTCCATCATGGCACGCACCATCTCTGTCTCCAGCCCAGGCATTGCCCGCTATTGGGACACTACCGGATAGCCGAGCTCGGCCAGCTTCTGCCAGGCCTCTTCCTCGACGGCCTCAGCCAACTTGTCGGCTGCGGTCTTCTCGTACGAGATCTGGTCGGGCGAAACGACGTTCCCCTGAGCGTCGGCCAGTCCGTGCTCCTGGAGGATCTCGTAGGCACGGGCATCCGAGAGGGTGTCGAGCGCCGAGCCCTCTTTGGACTTCTCCTTCAGCTTCTTGGCTCCGTAGAGCGCACCGCCTGTTGCGAGGGCCGCACCACCTCCGATGAGAGCGGCCTTGCCGGGGTGCTTGGCGATCGTTCGACCGACACCCTTGGCCATCTCTCCACCCTTGGCGGCCACGTCCTTGACCTTGCCCTTGAGAGCTTCGAGCTTCTTGGCTCGAGAGGTCTGCTTGATGTACTTGCCGAGATCGGCGTCACTCAGACGACCGATGGCCTCGGAGCGCTTCCCCGGAAGGCCGCCGGCGAGTGTGCCGGTAGGTCCGGTGAGCTCGACCTTCTTGGCCTCCTTTTGGATGGCCTCGAGCTCGTTCCACATTGAGTGGGCCACGACCTTGCCGAGGTAGTTCGCTTCCTCGAACTTGGCTGCAGCGATCTTCTCCTGCTCGGTGAGCTCCGCTTGCTGACCCGAGGCGATCTTCTCATGGCCCTGGCCATCGAAGACCTCGCTGGCAAGTTGGAGATACTCGGCGTCACTGAGGCCACTGAGGTCGACTCCCTGGTCCTCGGCGATCTTGTCGAGCATCACGAGCTGGGCCATCTTCTCCAGCTCGTCAGTTTCGGTGGTCTGCTCGGGAGCGCTTTGATTGGTCCCGAAGTAGTTCGCAAGGAACGTATCCATGTTCTTCTCCTCTTGAGTCCTTTGCTTCACCAACGGTTTACAGCGGACGGAAGAAGCGATCCCCGAGACGTCATGGTGTCCCTACGCTACCCTACCGCAAGATGCCAAGTCCCCCGCTGCAACAAGGCTCTCCAGGTTGCCTCGAGCATCAACGTACTCTGAGACAGGTTGATCCAGGTGAGCTCTGTTTATGTAATCGATGGGGAACATTCCAATAACTGATTCCAACACATCACCCCCTGCTTTGACAAGACCCCCCGAGAACGATCCTTCCGGTGAGCCCGCATGGAGCTCGGACAATACCCAAGGATGCTCATGGAGTAGCTGGTTGGTGAGTGCTGCAGCTTTGTACAGGAGTTGCTGCCTGTATGCGCTGTAGTCTGCGCTGATCTTGTTCAGCACAGGATTCTCCTCGAGGTCTGGGGGGAGCGTGTCTGGCCTGTTCATCGGCTTGATCACAGAAATGCGAATTACTCTTCTGTGGATCGCCGGAGCCAGAGCACTACGATCATTCATCAGAGGAGCCAGAGCCTCCAGAAGTCGTGGAATAATTTTGCCGATCATACGATCGGAAGACGCCTGAGCCCCAGGTCGGAAACAGATCCCCTGCTCATCCAGATCATCGGCCAGCTGAGGCCTTCCTCTGGAGATGAGAATCATCCGCTGAAACTCTTTTGGCTTGGCGACAATACCCATTGATCCAGCACTTGCAAGTGCGTCCGGTAGGTCTTCCGCAAAAGCTCTGATCAACTCAGGAGGAAGCTCTGGCTCTTGGGATTCCATTCCGGGAAGCGACTTGGAGAAGTTGGATCGAATCTTCTTTATGATCTCAGCCTTCTTGGCGAGCTCTAGTGCCGACTTCTTGTCGATGCCGAACATCTGAGCAAGCTTGTCCTGTGCGTCCGGTTCGGCTTCCGTGCCACGGAACATGTCAGACTTCTTCAGGAGCTTGCCCTTGAGTTCCCTGGCTTCTTCCAGGGGCATGGCCGTCTTCTCCATCTTCGGCTCTCTGTTCCACACCTCATACACGTGACTCGATGGGATACTACAAGTGTAGCACCCCTTCTTACACATGGGAGCGTTGGTGCGGATTGGGCAGAGCTGATATCCGGCAAGCTTGGCCATCACCTTCGAGGTCTTGTCTGCTCCGATGAAGACGAAGCTGATATCGAAGAACCTCGGGTGCATGTTGAGCATCCGGACTTTGCGTCCGTCCGGGTAGATCTTGTTGAGCTCGAAGCGGAGATGCTGACAGTAGTCATTACGAGTGACGCTAATCCCACGAATGGGACGACGCTTGTGCTCCTGAAGGAGGAGCTTAGGCTTACCAAGCAGCGGGAGAATTCTGGACCAGTCAGCACAGATCGAACAGATGTCGAATGGAACCTTGCAGCCCATACTGACATCAGGGAACTCTCCATTCTCGATGCGATCCACTACGCCTTGTGCACCGAGTCGTTGGGACGCTGCACGATCTACATCGACGATTAGGAGCACACGCTTCATGTGGTTGTCCCACATGGCGTAGTAGACGCTACCGAACGCTCTCTTTGGGTCCTTGTTCACGTGGTGCTGGAAGGCGTGGGCATTGTAGAAGGTTGGGTATCCCCACTCCCAGTTCGGCCCTATCGAGCGCTGCCGCTCGATGCTCATATCCTTCCATCCCGGAGGCGAGTGGATCAGCGGCTCCTCGGGGAAGTCGTCTCCGTTGGAGTTCGATCCCCAGTACTCGCCAGCTCCCATGGCGCTCAGCAGCGTGTAGACGTGCCCGTTTCTCTTCTCAGCCTTGTAGATGATCTCTCGGACGTGCTCTAGTTGTGGCGGGCCGATCTGAGCGGTCTTGATCAAGTGGTCGTTGTACCCACCAGGTTCTATCAGGTGGACATACGTCCCTCGGTCATCCCTTCCGGGAAACTGGCAAAGCTTCGTGATCATTATTCGTCAAGCTTTGCCCCAGGCATTGAGCCGATCATCTTAGCGGTCATCTCCATCGGCATAGCAAAACCGCCCATGGATGAACGCTGAATGGTCGCCTCCGCTTGTGCGAGGTCGGAGACCATCTTTGGGTCAACATACTGAGAGGCGTGCTCGGTGCGTCTTATGAATCCACCAGCAACGTATGGGTTCATGGCCAGAGTAGGGGCCGACTTGTGTAGGAGGTTGTACATCCCCTTGACCTGCGCATCATCTCGATCAGCGAGGTCGGGATGTATCTCCATCATCTTCTTGTAGCCCCGACTACGGTTGATGGCGCTTGAGGCAGCTTGAATCGCCCTTGAAGCACCATAGGCTCCGGCACTGATCAGCGCTCCGGCACCAAGTTGTCCAGCAGCTGTACCAAGGGAGCTGGTGAACGCTCCTAGAGCCTTCTGCCCCATGGCCCTCAGACCAGCAGGAGCCGCCCCCTCTTTGGTTATGGCGTCATCGTACTCGAGGAAGTCTTTGATTGCGTTGCTCATCAGTACCACTGCCCCGTTGCTGGATTATAGACTGCCCTGGTTGCGCCCATCTGTCCAGATAGGCGAGCTTTGATCTGTTCCTTTTTCTGGCGAAGCCAACGCTCACCGGGATGGCCCAACGCTGACTCTAGGCCGTAGGCACCAAGGCCGAGGCCCGCCACGGTGGGGGCCGCTTCAGCTCCCATGCGGAGAACTTTTCCAGTAGCGCCGCCGATCTCACTCTCAAGCCCCCTGCCAAGGCCTCGAGCTGTGCCCTGAATGACACGGCCAGCACCCCGGACTGCTCCGCTGATGCTGGCCGCTTCCTTCTCGAGCTCTTGATCGGCTTCTCGCTTCATAGCTGCTCGTACAACCAGCTCACCAGCGAGTAGTCCGTTCATTGGATGACCTCCTTCAGGCGCCTCCGCACTACCTCGAGCTGCTCGTTCACGTGCTCGAGCGCAGCGACGTGCGTGAAGCGGTCCTCGGCGATCTTCACGAACTCCTGCGTTGCCCTGAACAGAGGGTGCTGCGTGTTTGCGAGTCTCGCTGCCGCAACCTTCGTGGTGTTGGCGCAAGCTGGAACCCCGTTCGCCTCCATCTTCTTCGAGATGAGCTTGAGCGCAAGCTTCACGAAGTTCGGATGCGGGGATGCCGATGCGACCACCGACGAGACATCTGCTGGCGAGTGCCCATCTGACAGCACCTGTCGGGCCTCCTTGTACAGGCGACTCACAGACGTGTTGTAGGCGTTCTCCAGCGTCGACAGATCGCTGGCGATCTTGTCCCTCGTCGCAGTGAGATCCTCCCACAGCTTGATGACCTTCCCATGCGGGTTCTCGTATGGGTAGTCTTGGGACCGCATCATCTGGCTCGCTGTCTTCTGATGACCTCCGAACATAGCCTCGATCCCATCCTCACCAGGCACGTATCCTGTTGGCTGGGAGAACGAGGGTCCCGAAGTCATCGGCGTCGGGTCTAGCCTGAGTTCCTTCATTACCCCCGAAGGGTCGGCGGGACCGCTGTCGAAGTTCACAACACGGTGATCCCCTGCCTCCTTCGAGAAGGCGTCATCAAATGCGTAGGTGTTTGCGAACTCGGTCACTCTACGCACGTGTTCCGGGCCGAGGCCTTGCTGATCACGCAGGACATCGGCGACGGCGTCAGTAAGCGAGGTTCCGCCTCTGGCGTAGTTGGCGCTTGCCTGCTTTGCCAAAAGACGGAGCCGCTCGGGTGATACACCACCATGGGTGTGACTCCCAGTGGTTAGTGCCTGCTCAAATGCCATCATGCGCCTGTCCCTCATAGCTGGCGCCCCTTGCGAGGCCATTCGTTTTCGGGAGCGATCATTCGTCCTTTAGATAAACCTCGCCTGTGCTACTATCAAACTTAGCATATAGAGGATCGAATGGGAAGCAACCCCCAAGGATTCATTGACGTTGCGGCAGCCTCTCAAATCTTGGGCTGTTCAGAGTCTCGTGTCGAGCGGATCGCAAGACGTGGCCTGATGAAGTATCGAGAGGTCGAGGGAGAGCTATTCGTCGACGGAGCTGACGTTGAGGCCATCAAAAGACTCGGAATGGCAGACGAGCTACCGGCCGCCAAGCTCATTCACGAGATGCGACTTCTTCAAGCAAAGGTAGAGCGCCTCGAGAGCTCTATCAATATGCTGTTCGACATCAATCGCATGTCGGCCTCACGGTTCTCGAAGATGAGCCCCGGACAGCTCGCACATCTTCACAACTCCATGGTCAAGAACCTCGAGTACGACGAGTGGCCCACGGATCGATTACTCAGCTTCTGCGAGATCTTCATGCTGATCACGGAAGCAGAGATCGAACTCATCAACAGGGCTCTCGAAACCACCACAGGGTGGGAACCATTCTATCAGCTTCTGATCAAAACCACGCTCTACGTACGAGACCACCCAGACAGAGACACCGATCTTGATCTGCAACGAGTCCTCGAGCTCTTCGCCATCGGCAGATCGAACATGCGCAGCATAGCCATGTTCTTCATACATGCCCACGGTGACTCTGGAACAAGTCGTGACCTCCTGACTGAGCTCGCCTCGAACGACGTTGACATGTTTGACGACATGGCAAAGCAGCTAAAAGCCTCCGGAAGACAGGGTCACCTCCGACCCATCTAAATAGTCAAAATTAGAGCATTCTCTTGGCATAAGATTTTTGAGTGTGATTCGGGGCAATTACGCCCCCCATAAACCCTGGCCAGGGAGGATAAAATGACTGATCAAACTCAAACCAACCAACCCACCCCCAACCAACCCACCGAACCCGTCTCCGAGGAGCAGGTTCTCCAGATCATGGCGGCGCTGAGGCCCAATTGGCCCCGGCGTATCATCATCGGCGTTCTCACCACAGCCGCTTGCGCCGTCGGTGGCTTCTTCGGGTCCGGTGCCCTTTTCGGCATCGGATGGTGGAGGTGGTTGGTGGGAGCCGGCGCTGCAGCTTTAGGTCTCGGTATGGAAGAGACCTATCAGTGGTTCGCCAACCAGGCGGACAACCGGCGCTTCATCGATTTGATTGCCGAGGTCGCCGAGGTGTACCAGCTTCGGGGCGAGAAGGCTGCCGAGATGAAACTGCGTGACTCGCTCAGCGTCTTTCGCACTGAGCAGCAGAGGGAGCGCAAGGCATTCGAGGCAGCAATCGGTGACCTCGATGCCGTAGCCGAGCAGGCGGCAGAAGCGAAAGCCGATGCCCAGTTCGCTCGCAAGGTGGTAGACAGTGCCACCGAGAAGCTCGAGGTTCTCGTCACGAGAATCGAGAGCATCAACGATGGAGTCGCTGTCGAGAAGGTCAAGACCCCAAAAGCCAAGCCGGCTACGAAGAGAGGTCGAAGGGCCGCATCCAAGTAGCCATCGGCGATTCGATCTGGTCCGACCCAACGTCTGTAACGGAACCCGAGGAACTATCCCTGTGCGCCTGACCGAAAGGTCAGCCCGCCGCCAGGGACCTCGGGGTTCCTTCTTACCTGGTCATCAGTTCGTATCGAAGCTCACGTCTTCAGCGTGCGTTGGGATGAGTAGGTCCGGTCTGGGCTTGATAAGCATAGAGGCGAGGATGCAGTACAAGATTGCGTGGAACGAGTCGTCGGCTTTGCCGGGGCTGTTCTTGTACTGGATCATTCTTAGCTGTCGATTGAACTCGGAGAAGATGTTCAGCAGGTCCTCTCCGTGTGGGTTGAACATCTCCTCCCAGTTGGGCAGCCATATCTTCTTCGCTTTGATTGCGTTGAAGATGTCGCTCATGATCTCTGTGCGGTGTAGGATGAATCGACCTAGGGTAGGTTGCCACTTCACCTTCTGCTTTGGCTGAGCTGAGTATGCAAACTTGAAGAGGCGTTGCGGTCCAAAGTTACGCATCAGCCAATCGTTCCGGTCAAAGCCGCCACCGTAGTCTGCCCCGATCAACGTGAATCGAACTTTGACCAGAAGACGGACCAGCTTGTCCAGCTGTAGTCTTGGCTCGAGATCATCACCAGTGAATCGGTGCATGAAGAATATCTGGAACCCGTGATCCATATACCCACCGAGCGCAACGACCGTCCACGACGCTGCCTCCCCAGTGCCCCAGTCGATACCAGCAAAGACGTGACCGTGGCACTTCCTGGCAAGCTCTTCTACGTCCGCAAAGTGTATGTCTGGACGACAGACTGCCTTCACTTGGGCTCGAGTGAGTGGTCGAGCTCCGGAGTCGTAACTGAGACCCAGGACCTCGTTGTTGAACTGGACAGTCGGGTAGTGCTCTCTCGCTGTGAGTATCTCTGACCAGTCAGCCCAGGGCACCATGATCTGGGGAATACGATATCCCTCGAACGTGACACGATGCTGGTTGTCGACGCTGACTGGCTGCATTGACGCCCACTGAGCGTCCGGATCCTGTGCGCTGATCGAACTGCCGCACCTCGAGCAGATCAGTCCTTCTTTTCCAATGTTCCGTGCACCAAGGATGTTCCAGTGCCAGGTCTCTGGTCTCTTGGGCGTGCCGTGCCTACGACATGGGACGACCCACTCGTTCTGGGTACTGAAGTCCGACCAATAGATCTCAATCGTGTTGTCCAGACTCTTCGGAGTTCCGGAGTAGCAGAAGATCTTCCAGAAGGAGTGGGATGCGCACTGCTCGATGACCGGGATATTCTCCGTGATGATGTCCTGGATCTCGTCGATGTTGATGAGGTCAGCTGGGATACCACGGGTACGGTCAGCGGAGAGAAATGCGTATCTGATCCTGATCTGTGAGCGATTGCGGAACTGCTTGAAGAAGACGTTCTGGTTGAGCTTGCTGTCGGTGAGCTGCTGCAACTCGGGGGAGAGCTCGAGTGGGTCCTTGATTCGGTCGACAGAGAATACCTGGGCCTGCTGGGCAGTGGCACTGACGAATAGGGTCCTGAACGCCATATTGATGGCCGAGTAAGCCAAGGTCCTGTTGCCCAGCGTGGTGCTCTTCTCGGTCTGCCTTCCGCACTTGAGGAGAATCCTCCTCGAGGATGTGTCGTAGATGGGCTTTAGATACTCACGTCCATCAAACGAGAACGGATGGAGCTGACCTGCAATGGGTATCTTGATCGAGAACTCTGTGAACTCAGAGGGCAACACATCGTGCTGCGCCTTCTTCCGCAAGTCTGTGTAGTCTTCGTCAATGAGGGCGTCTATCTCAGCCAGCTCTTGTAGCTCGAGCTCCTCGTCCTCATCCATGAATAGGTCGATATCTTCTTCAAGCTGCTGATCGTAGACTTCTCTGGCAACAGCTGCGCTCGCCCTCTGATACAGGCTGTATGATATCGACTCGTGTGCTGTGGTCGTCGAGGTGAACATCTACAGTACCTTACCACAATTATGATCTAGGCAAGGCTATAAGTGCTCTAGAGGAGATCACCCTTAGCCAGGAGGTCACTGTGGGTGAAAAAGGTACCCCGATCGAGGGGGTAAAAACAAAGTCCGTAACAATCAGTAAGTTGAATGGTTTGGCAAAACGATTCGACGAGACACCGATATGGGTCAAGATCAACTTGACCTATCTCAAGCTCTCCATCCTCGCTGAGGAGCGACAAGAGATGGAGGAGAAAGGAGTGAAAGAAACAAGATCGGCTAAACAGATCAATGACGAGACAGAGAAGAAGGCCAGAATCGAGCTGGCGACCTGGCTCTTCGGCGACCTGGAAGATAACGAGCTGCCCAGGGGATCTATTCGCAGAGCAGATCATATGATGCAGCTCTGTGATTTTATGCAGGACAGAAGATTCAACGCAGCCATGACGTTCCATGGTGCCAGATGGATCTCGCTTGATGAGCAGAGTGAGAAGCGAGCGGGAGAAGACCTGAACCTGCTGTTGCTCATCGAAGGCACGTCAGCCGCCGGATGGCTAGTCCCTCCGAACTTCATCACGGTTCAGACCAGGGATGGCCGAACGGCAAACAGGCCAGTACGGCCGGTGGTCTTTGACATTGCGAAGTGGAACAAGCGGGGATCGTGGGAGCGAAACGTACGCTTCGAGGGCGACACTGATCCGCCACCGAAAGAGGGTGAGCCCAGGAGGGACACACCTATACGAGACCTGTGCTCGGCGCTGTCCGTGCACATCGAGGACCTCGAACGGACGGTGTCGAATATGATCCTCTATACGCAGGAGGAACCATGGGTTCCACTCGACTACCAAGACAAGTTCCGAATCGGAATGTCAATTCCAATGGCAATCCGAGACCGAATAGTCGGCAGTGGTCTGGGTGTGGATCTGGTGGCGGAGAAGGATGTCAAAGTCGCTTGATCTTGAAGCCGTCGTTCGACGGCTCAGTTTGGTGGTGCGCTCCGAGTTGACCTCTCGGAGTAAAGGCTGGTGCTGTATGAAGCACGAGCTTGAGTTCAGTCCGGAAGAGCTCGAGCTCTACTCCATTCGGGTGGAGCTCCAGCCGCACCACCAACCTGAGAAACTATTCAAGCTGATCTACAAAACACTCAAGGCCGAGGTGAAGGCCGCTGGTACGCACGAGTTGATCCATCTCCGTGCCGATCCCAGTGGGTTCGTCTTGGCTCTACGGGCCACAAAGGAGGAGCCCACAGACGATGGAGAACTCAACGTACCAATATGAGCCAGAGAACTGTCCGAACGACGGGCAGATGCTCCACATGGCTCTCGGAAAGAAGGAGTACCGCTGCCCGGAGTGCGGAGCCTACCTCAGCACGTCATCGTCCCGAGTGGTTGGGATGATCGATGACTACCACCTGCAAGGCCGGTTGAGAGAGCTCAACTGCCAGCCGGCCGAGCATCCCTGCCAGGACTAAGTCCCACCACCTGGCATTCTTCTTAGCTAGTTATCGAGCTCTGGTCCAATAGACTCTGTAGCAAGCTTGACGAGCATGGGCTGAGGAGGGGTGATGATCTTGGCGACGCCTCTGACGAAGACACACCAGCTCTGGAACTCAGAGATCCACTCGAGCTCGACTCGATGCTTCTCATCCATGAGCTTGAACGTCTCGAGTGTGCTAGACCACAGCCTCTCTCGGAATCCGTGAGGCCACGGAGCATAGTTGTCCTGCAGCGGCATTCCGTTTCCTGGGTCACGGACCGGTGGTGCTCCCTTCGGTGGCGGCTTTCTCCAGAAGAAGTGCATGAGCAGGTCACCCTCATCACAGATATACTCCGTGTGAAGGTGACCGATCTCAAACACCTTGAGATCTACCGCTGCCGTTCCACCGACTTCGTCTATGCCCATCTTTCGGAAGAGCTCTTTCTTCCGATCCTCGCTGACGTGTGGCTTGTTTTCCATCACCAGTCTCCTCAGTAATCTCCGAGCTTCTCTTTGTCTCCAGCGTGGTCTTCAGCTTCGGAGTAGTTGCCCTTCGTAAGCTGCTGGATAGAAGGGGTCTTCACCTCAACCCGTCTCATCTTGAACTGGTTGAAGTGCTCAACGATGTCTAGCATTGCGTTGGAGCTTGCGTCGAGTTGCTGCTGAGCCAGAGCAGCTGTTCTGGCGTAGTTCAGCAGGGCCTTCGAGTGCTCGACCGACGGAAAGTCTTGGGCTCTCTGCATGAAACACAGGTAAGCTACGTCTCGCATGTCTTTGAAGATGCGACCAGAGTCAACGTGGACACGAGCCTGGTTGCCCGTCTTCCACATGATCATCTGGGCGCCTGACGCACCCTGCGTGTGCACAGCCAGCTGCAACCACTCCTGGTGGGCAACATCTCTTCGCATGATGTAGTCGCCCCACTCGGCGCCACTCATGAGTGATCTGTTCCACCAGTAGTGCTCAAATATATCGTATGCCTTGTCGCTGATGCTCACGCCGGTCTTCGCACGAATCTTCTTCACAGCCTGGTACGTACGGAGGGGAGAGAGGATGTAGGTCTCGACGAGCGCCCTGACCTCCCCCATACCGAGTATGTCGAACGCTTCATTGAATGCGGCGGTCCTGTGCCACGCCTCGTAGATCTCCTCGTCACGAAGGAACTGTTGGCTAGCCCTATGCTGGAGGTTTGTCGGCTGGAAGTCTGTTGGAGGATCCATACGAGCCTTGACAGCTCTGATGTAGTCGGCGTCTACCCCGCCCAGCTGTATGGTTGTGAGCAGCACGTCTATGTCGTCGCACGTGTGGTTGCCTCGGGATAGAAGAAATTTGATCCAGTACTTGGCGGGGCTCTCATCCCGTACCCGAGTTGGAACAGTTCCAGCAGCTACGATGGCAAGGTCTTCCGTCACGCTTCTGGTACTTCCGTGCGGTACACGAGCTTCTTTAGCCCGCCGAGTACCTCATCGAGACGTTCCATCGAGTTCTTGATCGCCGTCTCCGGAAGGTCTGGCATGCCCATCCGTGTAGCCATCAGAAGCTGTGCCAGATTCTGGATGGTCTCCTCGAAGTCCGGAATGAACTCGACGAACATCTGGATGTTCTCCGGATTGATGAACCCAATCGAGAGAACCTTGTCCACGGTTGTTACGTCCTGGAGAGAGGCTGCCTCCTTCCAAAGGAGGTGCTTCTTTGGGACCAACTTCATGAGCTTCTGGGCCTCGGTCATAGCCTCAGCCATCTTCTCTCTCGGAGTGTTGATCTCACGGCACCCACGAACAAAGGCCTCACCCTTCCTGGCCGCCTTGATGAGTTCGCCCGCAGCGAAGCTCGACTCCATGCCGAGGGTGACAGCTAGGAAGTGCGCATCGGCAGCGTTGAGGCTGCTCGTTTGATCGGCTGCGAGCTTTCGTAGAGGGGGACCTTGGAAGCTCCACACGCTCCCGTCTGAGATGATTCGGACGGTATTACGGTGATGCTTCAACTCGGCAGTCTTCGCAAAGACCTCCGGATCGTCCATGAGGTCAACCCCCTCTTCGAGTGGAGCCCACCTCACATCGCCGGGGATAGCGACTTCTCCTTCTCCGATCTCCTGGATACCCTCGAATCCTGGCACGGGACGCACACGACCGACGAAGTCTCCGCCAAGAGACTCGACCACATATCCCATGCCGCTCTCATCACGGAAAGCGCCTTTGCATTCAGAGGGGATGAAGGCAACCACGCTGCCGTTGTCGGTAACACGGTAAAAGAATCCATGACCTTCTGGCTTTCCACGAATGATGTTGGTGTGCTGGCCGGCGAACGATCCAACGATCTCCGGCTGAATCGATCCAACGGCCCCATTCGTAAAGATCATCATCGGGAGAGAGGTCCCGTCGTAGTCGAGGACGGTAGGGAACACCCACCCAACGAGCTCCTTTCCGTCAGAGGTCTTGACCCTGTAGTACCCGAAGCGCTTCACCGACTCGATGCGCTCGTCCTCGGCCGTCTCACGAACCGCAGGGTTTGTGGACACGGTAACGGCCCCAAGCTGATCAGCGGCGGTGACCATGTCCTGGCCAACCTGCTCTTCTGTGGTGAAGCGATCTGCCTCTGTCTCTGACGGAGCAAACATCTGGGAGTTCGCTCTTTTGATGATGTAGACTTCACCAGCTCGACGCACCTGAATGGTGTCAGCCTTGATTGACCTCGAGGCGACCTTGGCCACATCTTCCGCCGTAGTGGGCTCCACCTTGGACAGGAGCTCCACGAAAGGAAGTGTGTTCTCGTTGTTGAGGAGCGCTGGCAGAAGGTTTGCTTCCTTGTTCATCTCCCCCTTCACCGCCTCGATGTCGCTCCTGGAGATAGTGTGCGCCAGCGAGGGCATGATGAGCTTGGGCTTCCTCGAGCTCGTCTTGATGTTGGGGTGCTCGATGACCGAGCCAACTCCCATCACCCTGCTGCCCGAGCTCGGAGGATAGAGCTGGTCGACGAGAGACACTCCGGGCGGCTTGTGGGCGGTGGTGTCGAACATCTGAGGTCGATACAGCGCAGCACGGAGTCGTTCCTCACTCAGGGGCTGAGCCGTCTTGTCAGGAGCGAAGAAGACATCGAGTGGTTTGAGGGTGCTCTCCTTGATGACGATCGGAACCCGGATACCCTGAACTCCCTCCATGGACTTCAGAGCTTCGCCCCCAGGGCCGAGGGCGTTTCTGGCTGTCTTGTTCTGGACCTCGAAGTAGCCGAGCCCATAGCCTCGATCGCCGTCTACTTCGACCATCACAGGAGACGTGTCGTAGTCTCCCATGTACGGATGCTGCTTGTTGAGCTCTTGCATGAGCTCCTCTGGCCACGTGTCGGCGTTCTCTGAGAGCCTCGCCTCACTCGCAGCCGTCTTCTCGTACCTCAAATCAGTGCTGATGAAAAGCGGCTGAGTCATGTGATCCTCCCTGTACTCGTTCCAGTGGTGATGTTTGCGATCGTCCCACTGGCCTTCAAGTGTTCTACCACTGCCTCAGCTATCGCCTCGGCCAACGGCATGAAGCCCTCCTCGTCGATCTCGATCGGGCCTCTCTGCTCCTCTAGGTTATATTCTACACTACCGTCCTCTTTTGGGATCTGAGTTACAGTACCTCCCTTTAGCTCATCAGGGAAGGCTGCTCTCATCTTCGCCTTGTACTTTACGGTAATGATCGTAGCCAGTGTTGCTGCGTCTAGTGCCATCACTCCGCCTTCAATTTGCTAGAAGTTATCGCATCTTGCGGAGGTGGACCGTTCGGAGGACCAGTCGGTCCAGCGGGCGACGGATGTGTGTGGAACATCACGTAGGCCATCATGGCTGGTGACATGATCACCACAGGAAAGATGGCGCCGGCGCCGGCCTTGACGCTCTGACAATCAAACGTCTTCCCAGCGGATAATTCCTCGGTACTTGATGTCGCCTTCAGCTTGTGCGTAGACGACACCTCGACCTCCTGACTTCCTCCAACAGTGAGTTTGTGATCACTGTTGAACTCCTGGGTAACGCTCCCCTCCACCGTTTCAGTCAGCTCACCGCTGACGGTAGTCTCGACGTCCTTTGCGATGGTTGTGGTCAGGTTTCCATCCTTGTCGAGCTCGAGGCTGAAGACTGGGTCTCCGTCCACCTCTCCGCTCACAGGATTGATCTTGTTTGGGGCAACCGTGAGCTTGAGGTGGTTGGAATCATCTACGTGGCCAATCTGCAAGAACACCGAGGCGAATTCATCTTGAGCGAAGTTCCTCGAGGCAAGCGTGAATACCGCCTCTGCGTCGCCACTGGCATTCTGATCAGACCTAGCTACAGTCCAGCTCATCTCTCCAGCAAGGCTCTTGAGCTCGTAGTTCTCACAGATATCTCTGATGTAGTTGAGCAGCGGGATGTAGAATCTACGAGAGACGAGCGTTGATCCAATCTCTACAACACCACCACGATGAAGCCACACGCTGCTTCCATCCCTGGTGCGCAGCATGATATCGCCCTGCTCCATCTTCGGACGGCCCGACCTATACGTGACCTCACGGGGCACCCCGCCCTCCCCCTCGGCATCGTCTGGCTGTAGGCTGGCCTGCGCACCACCAGTCGTGTCGGGAGCATTTGTGGATTCTCGCTCGAACGCTGTGAGGAAGCACATTATGAACGGTGCGCTATCGCTCGGCATGCACACCTGAACCCTAGCCCCGACCTCAGGCATAACGTAGATGCCCTCCCCACCAGCAAAGTGGAAGTATGGGTTGGCCCACTGCATGTCTATGAGCTGACGTTGTGAGTTCTTGGTCAGCACATCGGCAGTCCAGTGGGCCATATCCACGTTGATGATCCGGCCCTCTTCAATGACAACAGTGCCAAGGCCGGTCCTGATGTTCGAGCTGCCCTGAGGTCTTGGCATTGATCAGGCCGCCTGCGGAAGTGGGGGTTGTCGTCTGCTCTTTGCCAGCGCTGCTGCGCCTCCAAGCGCAAGTCCGCCTCCGCCAAGTAGGGCTGCCGCACCTCCGAACCGACGAAGGTTAGGGCTCATGCTTCTCATACGAGTGCCCATTCGCTTGAAGAAGCCAGCCTTCGCTGCGGTGCCAGGAGCTCCACCAACCATGGTACCGGACGTTACCACAGTCTTTGGCAACGACGGAGCCTGCGACCCTCCAGGAAGCTTTGCGGCAGAGGGCATTGCCGTCTCGATTGCTTCTTGGTTGAGCCCCATTCTGCGGCTGAACTCTACCAGCTGCTTGTCATCCAGATCCATCACCGACTTCGCTCCGAGACCTCTGGCATAGTCAAGAGCAGGCCCCGAGACGCCAGGAGCAAAGTCAGCCAGCTTGAGGATCATGGTTGGCGGAAGGCGGCCGTGGTCCATAGCTACCTTCTGCATATCAAGAAGCTCCTCGAAGAACCCCTCGTACATGGCCCTCTGGTAGGCGTTCATTGCTGCTGCTGTCCTCTCATACCACGCAGGGCGAGAGCTCCGCCGCCGAGTGCTCCGGCGCCTAGGCCAGCCGCACCAAGTCCCGCTGCAGCAGTCTGTCCCATCTGGGTCTGCAGGATGCCGGGCGCCCCTCCCTTGGAGCCGAACAACGCATGCCCAGCCCTCTGGAACATGCCGGCTCCCTCGGGCGCTGCCCCTGCGGCTCGTTGGCCAGTCTCTCTCAGAGTCTGGAGTCCACCGCCAAGGCCAGTCTTTCTCCACTGACCCACGCCCTCGCCGATGAACTTTCTGGCCTTACCGAGAGCGCCCGTTACTGCTCCCCAGCCACCGACGGCCTCTTTCTGGAGCATAGCGTTCTTCTCGATCGAGGCGAGCTCATCGAAGAAGGATTGGTACATCGCCAACCGATAGTCCCTGTCGTCCATGATCACTCTCCTAGTAGGCCCACGGCTTCTCCTTCGTTCCCTTCCCGAATTCGGCTCCGTAGATCAGCGGAGGGATCGGGTGATCGCCATGAAGCTGACTTGCCCAGCCTTGCTGGGCCGCATCTACGATAGTACCCCGCAAGTTCTCGTGATTCAATCGAGCTAGCCAGTCGGTCTGCACATCCAATGGAATCTGTTTCACTCCTTTGAGCACTGGTGTGTGCCGAACTGGTAGCCGTCCCTGCTTTCGATTCTTCTTGTTCCACTCGTTGATGACTGATGTGGGAGCGAAATCCCCAACGATGAAATCCTCGTTGTCCCCAGGGTTTTCGATCTTTGTGACATCTGACAAGGCTCGAACTACGACCTCCGAGTTCCTTCTTCGGATGCCCTCCGGAGCATAAATGCTGTGTAGCTCTGATGCTAGGTAGCCCTGCACCTTGTTCATGTTGGTGAGCGGTAGCAGTTCATGCGGATTGATCGGACCAGACGTGATGGGGTCACCCTTCTTTACCGTAGCGCCCTTCCTCACCTTAGTCAGGATATTACGATCTGCAGGAACGTAGTGTGTCTGATCACCGATCACAACGTTGTACCCACCTGCTGGGTCCTTCTTGATGGCCGTTATCTTTCCGTTCGTTGTGGCAAGCTTGGCCGATCCCTTCACCTGCTTCGGCATGTGCAGGATCGTCATGGCTCTGTCGAGCCCACCACCAGCGATGGACTTCTCTTGAGCTGTACGTCCCTCGAATACGCCACCGCTGTGGAAGGCCTTCATCGCCAACTGGGTTCCTCTCTCACCGATAGCCTGTGCTGACAGCACCCCGACATTCGTCCCAAGATCGTGGAGCTGCCCGTTCTCGTTCAGCCCCATACACTTCTTGCACACACCCTTGGCGTGGTGGCATCTCATTGGTGAGCGGACCAAGACCCTGGACACCTTGGCGTTCCGCATCTTGTTGACAACCTCTGGGGTGAGCATTGTGTTCTCTGGGATAGTAGTGCGCCCCGCCTTCACTGCCGAGGTTGTGAAGCGCCCAACGATGTCCGGCTCATCGAGACCTAAGCTGATGCCCTTGTCGGTACCACAGTCCTCCTTGGATATCAGCGTGTCCATAGTGCTGTTCATCATGAGCTTGGTGAGATACCCAGGCTCGGAGACGGACTGGACCTTCTGCACCACTCCCTTCCGACCTCCACTTGCGGATGCCCAGTAGTCTGCTGCGCTCAGACCCTCTGAGTAGGACTTCTTCACTGGGCTCGGAACGACTTCTCCCTTGGCGTCCACGAACAGCACAGGCGCCCCAGTCAGCTGGGCGTAGCCCTTGCCCTTGATGCCAGCCGAGACCTCGAGCTTGTCGATCGGATTCACACCAGCCTTGGCTTGATCCTTGAGCTTGCTCTGCATCTTCTTCATGGCGCCTTCGTAAATCTCGACGAACTTCTCCATGTCCTGTGGCTTGTCAAGATTCAGCTTGGCAGCCTTGGCGTCTGCGGTTCGTAGGAGTGGATCACGTATATTCTTGTGGACCTTGAAGTCCTCGAGGCCGAAGCTGAATCCGCCGTGGGTCGCACGCATGTTCCCCATGTCCTTCATGCGATCGATGTTCTGGGCGTACCCGTTCTTATCAGCCCTAGCCATCTCTCCGAAGAGATCGTTTTGTTCGCTCTTCGTGAACCGGTACTTCAGATCTGTGAGGAGCTTGCCTCCTTGGAGCTTCTCCGGCAGTGCAGAATCGAGCTCAATACGATCCAGAGTAGTTTTGACCTTACCCACCGTAGCGATGTCATTGGACGCCAACTTTCCAGCCGTCACGGCCTTCTTCAGCTCCTCGTTGTTGTTGAAGCTGAGCCTCGAGTTCTTGCCGACTTCGCTCTTCATGTACAGGCCCACCTGAGCTTCGTGCGACGGGCTGTACATCACTCGGGCTGTCGCCGGGTTGAACAGTATCCTTGATGGAAACATCTTGCGAGCTTCGTCTACCGCCTCATTGGTCATTGGGACGTAGGCGCTCATTGTGTCGCCATCGAAGTCGGCGTTGTACCCAGAGCAAACAAGCGGATGGATCTTGATCGCTTTACCCTCAACGAGCTTCGGACGAAACGCCTGGATGTTGTACTTGTGCAGTGCTGGATCACGCTTCACGAGGAGAGGACGTTCGTCGACGACACGATCGAGCGCCGTCCTTACCATTGGGTGGTCCGGATCTTTCTCAAGGAGCTGCTTGGCGGTTAGCGGGCCCATACCAGTTGCTACTCGCATCTCACGAACGACGAACGGCTTGTACAGCTCGGTAGCTGCCTTGCGTGGGATAGCAATGTCGTCGAGGCTTAGCGACGGCTCAGGCACGATGGTAGACCTCATCGTGAGGTCCTGCTTTCTCTTGATCAGCTTGTCTTGAGCGAACCCGTACTTTGGACTATCCCCTGATATGATGTTGGCGATTCCCTTGTACCTGTCCTTGAGTGTGCCGCCCATACCAGTGAGCGCTTTCATCCTATCGTATAGGTCGGAACGAGGCTCTGCCTTGATGCTCTCCGGAGAGTAACTCGGCTGCTCACGCAGCTGCTGATCTAGGAGAGCTACGTCTTTGTACAGCTGGTTGAGGTCGTCGAACTGCAGACTTCCGTCCTGCATGGTAGACAGCGGCCTCATGGCCGGTGGCATCACCGGCACGTTCTTCATCATGTACGCATCTCGTGGTGACATGTTCAGCTTGTCCAGCGCACGAAGGTACTTGATCTTTCGGCGAGCCTCATTTAGCGGCTGGCCCTCCTTCATCGTGCCGATCTTTTGCTCCAGCTTGGTGAGATCGCCCTTGACATCCACCTGGTCGAGCAGCAATCCAATAGCCTGAGGACCGAACGTCGCACCCTTGGTACCACGGGGCACGATATTTCCGTCCTTCACACCGTCTTCGCCGCTGATAATCCTGTTGAACTGAGGGCCCCTCACCCCCGCCACGCTCTTGACAGCACGCTCGAAGACCGGGTTCGGTATCGGTTCCTTCAGGGATATGTGGCTCCACTTCATCCCGTCGAGGCCGCCGGTGACCCTAGGATCAAAGAGCCCACTCTTCTCCGGCTCTATGTTCCCCTTGCGCTGGGAGCCGATCTTGTACCCACGGATCGCTCGACCAGCATCCTTGAGCTCTCCGTTCGACATTTCGACAACCTGCTTGTCGGTCATAGGCATGAGGTTCAGGGAGTTGCCTGTCTTCTCTACGTTGATCCCCATACCCTTTAGGTAGGACTCGAACTTCTTGTAGGCGAAGGTCGTTTGTGGGGGAGGGATCGGCTCCCCGGCTTGGAGTGCAGCCCAGACCTCGTCGTTCTGAGCTTTGTCACTCTTCATCGTCTGCATCTCACGGACGTTGGCCTTAGCTCCGTGAGCCAGCATGGCATAGATTCCAAGGGAACCGAGCGCCTGAGCTCCGTGATGTCCTCCACCCTTGGGCACGAGGTTTCTGTCGTACCCGTCCCTTGATCGAGCCATCATCTTCTTGTCGACCTGGTGCTGGAGCTTGAGAATGTACTGGTTGCCCACCAGAACGCCGGGGATTTTCTTGTTGTTCACCGGATCGATGATTGTCTCTTTGTCGGCGATCTTTGCTTTCTTCAGATCCTTCTCCACCTTGGTTCGGTTATCGCCTTCGCCAAAGTTCTGAACCTTATAGGGCTTGCCCTCCTTCTCAGCCAGCTTACCAGCTGCGGTCTCGAGGACCTGGCCAACATTCATCCGACCAGCGATGCCGATTGGATTCATGACCACCTCGAGGGACTTGCCGTCCTCCGTCTGCGGCATCTCATGATCTGGGAGAATGCGTGTGACGATTCCCTTGTTTCCGTGACGACCTACGAGCTTGTCGCCAACCTGCATGGACTCGGCTGTGCGAACGTGGACTTGTATGTTCTTCCCCTTCTTGCTGATCGAGACCACCTCACCTTCGTGATCCTCGTCCCAGGTGATCGATCTGTTGTCGTAGGGGTTGGCCAGGCTTCGATGGAGGTTCTTCAACATCTGCGCTTCAGTTGTTGGTGCCCTCTCTGCCAGTGCCGCTATCAGCGTGTCCCCCTTGTGAACCTTCATGCCTGGCTTGATGATCCCGTCGTCTCCGAGCTTTTCCATCTGCTCCTTGGTGAGAGACGTGGACTTGTTGGCCATGAACTTCTTCAGACCTACAGCCTGAGCCTCTTTGGTAGAGAGGCTCTTTTTGTACAGGTGCTCGGAGGTTAGTTTCTGAGCGGCGGTCTCCGAGATCACAACACCGTCCTCGAAGTTGTAGCCTTTCCACGGAGTGTATCCAACACGCATGTTGGTGCCAGGTGCGTAGACTCCGTCCTTGGTGTAGTTACTGTCAGCGATGAGCTGGCCAGACTTTACCTGGTCCCCCACCTTGACCTTTGGGGTGCTGTGTAGGACGCCCTTCTTGTCGTTCAGCGGATAGTTGTCGTAGATCTGAACCTTCTGGCTCTTCCCATCTGCCCCCTTGATATGGATGGCGCCAGGTTCGACCTTAGTCACCTTCCCAGCAACAGGGGCCTCATGCGAAGCGTAGCGGCCGACGAACTCGTCGTACGATCTTCCATCTCCTCGATCCGACTGGACCAGCGGGGCCTCTGGATTCTTGAGCGGTATCGCCTGCTCCATGTGCCTACCTGCCATCGTGGAGCGGTTCGGCGAGTCGGAGTTCAGAAACGGAACCATGTTCGTAGCAATCGAGAACATCTGGCCGGTGTTGCCCATGACGTACTTGACGTCCTTGGAATTGACCTCTCTGATCTCGTTTCCCGGAACAGAAGCCTTGACCTTCCTTCCTCCTGGAACCCACCTGTTGTCCTTCCACCGACCCTCGTCCGGCATGGCAATGACTGACTCGTTGATCTGCTTGGGATCGAGGAGCTCTACCTTTCCAGTCTTCACGTTGACGAGCGGTAGAGCTACGGTCTTGCCCTTCTTCACAGCGCTGGTGCTGAGGTGGAGCGACACACCAGTCTTATCGGACTCTGGTGTGTGGAGTGGGTCGAGGATACCAAAGTGTGATGGGTCCACCAGCTTGGCGTCCTCCATGATCTTGTGGGCATCCTTGACCCCACCCTCGCCTGTTATGGTCGTTCTCTGCTGGCCACTTAGCATCTCGAGCGGGTTCGTCTGCTGCGGGGTGTTGGCAAGCGAGCTCTTGGAGAAGAACTCTCTTATGGGTTTGTCAAAAACATCGGGACCGACGATCTCACGGAGGGTGTTGCGCCGGTCTAGATTGTTTCCGATTCTCCGCTGAATGGTCTTAGTACCCTCGCCCATACGCTCAGCTATAAAGTCCTCGACGCTGAGCAGGTCCTTGAACATCAAGGCGTCACGGACATCCGGTTTCTCGTCGCCACGAGCTACGCCGAGCAGCCTCTTGGAGGATCGTGTAAGCACCTCCGGCGTGATCTTCTTGAAGCCCTTGCCGAGAGTCAGCTTGGTAACGTCTTCACGGAGCTCGGCATCCTCCATGTAGCTGCGAATAACGTCAGACGCATCGTCAAACGAGTTGATGTCGGCTCGTGGATCGAGGCGCTTAGCGAAGTTCACAGCCTGCTTCTCTACGTTGAGCGACTTTCCCTTCGGGGTTGTCTTGTTTGCGTTCAGGATATCCTTACCCCAAGCGGCCTGCATCGTGTCGTCATCTACTCCGACCGCCTTGAGGATTGGGTACAGCGGAGGCTTAGATCCTCCGTGCTTCATCCTGAACACCTTGGTCTTCGGATCAAAGGTCATATCCAAAGCTTGCTTGCCTTGGAAGTTGAATCGAGATTGAAGCTCACCGTTCTGAGCCACCCTGGTGTAGATCCCAGGCTTCAGCCGCCATTGGCTGTCGACTTGGTATTCCGAGCCCTTGACGATGAACGAATGTCTTCTGGTGTACTTGGGAAGGGTAGCAACCTTCAGCGTCTTCTTCTCGATCACCTTTCCGGAGGCCTTGTCCTTCAAGACCATGGTGGCCGTCACCGGAACGCCGAAGGTAGTTCCACGAAGCTTAGCCTTCTTCTGGCTCTCGATATCATTTATGTCCAGATCATCCTTGATCTGCACGCCTTCGAGCTCTATCGTATGGAACCTTCCCTCTTGCGGGAAGTTGCTCGAAATGGCCTCGGTTACCCTGTCCTTGAGAACGTCAAAGCCCTCTCGGGGATCGAGTCTTGCCATCGATCTCTCCTATATGTCTGCTGAAATTCAATGTAGCAGCCTACAGATAGGTTGGTCAATGAATTCGCTATAAGTGATTTAGACGGTCAAGTGCTTAGATCCCAGCTCTCAACGGCTCAAGGAAGGTGATTGGAAATGGTGAGAGAGGATCAGGACAAGACTGTCAAGTCAGAGCAGGAGAGTGGATGGAGCTCGAACGATTTCTTTTCGAGCATGGAGAACGATCTTGTTCTAGGAGGAGGTAGAGGAGGAGCGGTAGACCTCTCTGCCCCATTGGGGTCGTCATCGAATGACGATGATGAGAGGAAGTGGTAGAGCTATTCCTCCTCTCGTTCATCTCTGTATTTCTAACTCAGGTATCAAAGTATCTGATCATGCGGGAGGCTGAACGGAGGAGGGCAGAGCGGGAGGGGGACCAAGAGAAGGAACCCTGAGAGCCGCAGGTGCCGGTCTGGCTAGTGCTCGGCCGGCATCTGTTTTTAGCTCTATATGATCGCCGATTCTGGGCCACGCCGGGGAGGTCTCTGCTCCGGGAGGGGAAGTCCAGCAGAGCCTCCTCCAGCACCCATGGTCTGGCGGAGTACCTGGATGACCGCACGTGCAAGCTCGGGACTTCGTTGAGCCAACGACTGGATAGCCATGCGCTGCGCCTCAGGATCCATGGCCATCAGCCGCTGAGCCAGCTGCATGACGATCTCCTGCGGAGGAACGCCCGGCGGTGGTTGTCCCCCCGGCATGCCTGATGGCGGCCCAGGTGGCGGCCCAGCCCCCTGTTGACCAGGAGGAGCTGCTCCACCTGGAACTGGCTCAGACCCAACCATCTCGGCAGGTTCTCCAGGAGCAGCCTCCGACGCTCCCTGCTGGGCCTGCATCATCTCCTGCTGCTGCGCAACTTGAGCCTTGGCTTGATACTTGGCCTGCAGCAACATCATCTCACCTTGGATCTCGGCCTCAGCGAGCTGCTGCTTCTTGACAGCCTGCAGCCGCTGCTCCGTCTCGCTGGCCATGAGCTCATTCTCATCGTCAGGATTGAAGTCGCTGTCCTGCAGTAGAGTCGTGTCGCTGATCTTCCCGCCCTGGTTGAGCTGGAGGTACAGCGCCTTTCGCTGAAGGTCATCAGCCATCTTGAACGGCTTGAACCTTGCCGTGATCTTTGACCACCCAAGCCATGCGCTGACTTTGGGCACCAGGAACGTGCGAACAAACCGACTGAGGTCTGCAATGTACCCGAGGAACTGGTTCTCGAGCATGCGCATCGACACGTTCGATCCGCTCCACTGTAGGCCACCGTAGACGAACTCGTTCGGAACGCCCATCCCAGCAACGATCTGATCGCTCCAGATCTTGATCTCCTGGCTCATGAGTAGGGCCCGGCCATCTCCCCCGATGACCTGGTGTCCAATGGGCAGCGGCATGATCGGTATGTAATTCCGGTCGATACGCCACCTCTGGATCTCTCTGGCCACCTGATCCTTCCACTGCTGTAGGTTGACAGTAGTGAATGGGTCCGACGTACCAGATCCAGGCTGTGGGAACATCACCGTGAGCGGGATGATGCGCTCGAGCAGTATGGCCTCCTGCGCCTTCTTCATCAGCTGCAGGTAGAAGACATCCTTCAACACCGACAGAATCATCGGGACGCCCCATCCACGATCCCGATGTCCGGTGAGGATGGAAGGGCGCTTGAAGTGGAAGATATTGTCTGGGGATATGACGACTGCCTTCTCCATCTTCACAGAGTCGATGAAGATCTGTGGGATATTGCAGACGATGTCCCGCTTCCCCATGGTGATCTGGTTCTTGAGCTTCGGAGGAACGCTGTAGTAGTACCTCGTCTCTCCTGTCAGGTCGTTGTAGGTGAGCTCGATGTCCTCCGGATTCCAGAGGATGAGCCGCATCTTGTCTGGGCTGCGAAGGTACTGATCATACGCCGTTGCGTCCCCGGTCTCCCCGCAGTGAGGACAGTGTAGGTAGAATCGAGTCTCCCGGAACTGGAACTTGGCTTTGGTTGCTTGCACCTTCTTGCGGCAGTGCGGACAAATCAGCCACTTGATGAATGGGTGGCTGATTGAGATCATTGCGTTTCCGTAGCACATGAAGAACAGGCCAGCTTCGATGAGGAATGGCCTGAGCTGGACGGTGTCCTCGAAGAAGCGCTCCCACTTCTCCTTCAGCCCTTGGTTGTCCTCGTCAACAATGATGTCCGTGATTGGGTACTCGGCCATCTTGTTGACTGTCGCAGCGATCAGTGGATTCGTGAGGTAGTAGTATCTGCACCACCTGAACATCTGCTTGATCGTCGCAGGAAGATACGTGTGCGCTACGTCAAAGAATGGGGACGGGTAGTGAACACCCTGAAGAGCCATTCCGTTGACGACACGCCCGCCAGTATCAGCTCGTCGGGCCGGTATGCGGTGGTAGTCAAACATCAGCCCACCAACCTTCCAGCACCAACACGCTCATACTCATGCTCTGCTGAGGGCTTTCCTCGCTTCGCAAGCATCTTCTTGTAGAACGATCCTGGAGCTCCGCCCATACGGCGGGCTGCTGATCCGAGGGCCATGGATCCCAGCATGGGAAGCCCACCAGACATGGCGTACAGTCCGGTCTCTGCCAAGCTAGCACCAAGCTCCTCGGGGTCTTTGTTCTTCGCCGCCTGATACATCTGAGGCGCAGCCATGCCAACAGTCAACCCAGTGCCTAGGCCTCCTGCGGCGAGTACTCCAGTTGTTGCCGTGCGCCTTGGATCAAGAACCATCTGTCGGAGAAACTGTGGGGCGGCCGTGAGGCCTTTCTCGGCCTGCTCGAGCTTCGCTATGTCTCGGCGAGCACTGAGACCAGCGAGCTGCTTCTGGACACTCTCAGGCAGCAGACCACTTATGAGTCCGCCCTTTTGCTTAGTCAAAGCAGCCTGGCCCAAACCAGATTGGAGGACGTCCCCCTTCTCGAGGGCCTCGGCTGCCGACCGGATGACGTCAACTTTCTTTGCTTCTGGAACCTCAGAGAAGCGCATCTTACGTAGGATATCGAGTCGCTTGTTCGGATCAAGTCCTTTTCCAAATGCGCTCAGGATTCCTTTCTCTTTCTGATAAGCCCCAGGCATGTACCCCGTCAGCCCGTGAGCCTGGCGTTGAAGGAAGCGTCCAACCTGCCGTCGTCCCTGACCAGTAGCAAGCTGACCAGCTCCCGTACCGAGAGCGGCGCCAGCCAACGCCCCACGAAGAGCTCCACGACTTCGCTCTCCCTCAGGAGCTGTTGCGGCGCCGGCTCCTGCACCAAGCAATCCAGTAGCGAGGGCGCCAATAGCACGGCCCTTCCCGGCCTGGCTCCACTTCATCGGGTTCAGGAGAGCCAGCTTCTCGAACTCTCCTACTTGGGAATCTACGAAGGCGTAATCAAGTGAGTGCTCATCCACGGTCCACCGCCTTTGCCTGCTCTTTGAGCTGTCCGTCTCGGAACTCAACATAGTTCCTGGCCACCAAAAGATGCGCTACCTGGACATCGACCACGGTCTCCTGAAGGATATCATGATCCACGCCCTGCTTTATGATCTCATTATAGCGCTTCTTGACCGGTTCAGGATCCCAAGTTGGTTCTTTCACCAGCTGGCTCTGCGGAGCTCCGCAGCTGTCACACAGCGCATTGTCTTCGTCGACGTCTATCCGATTGCACTTTCGGCAACGATATCGCAGTCTCATCGCCTCCTTCTGTGCGAAGTCGACTGGTGGTGGGAGGAAGTAGATCGACTCGTCGAGGAAGCACGCAGCGATGTACTTCGAGACCTCGAGAGAGAACTCCTCCTTCTTGATCACGTTCATGAGATGCACTGTCAGAACCGCCTGAGCAGGCGTTGGCTTCTGGAGCGATCTGAAATCGGGGATGTTGTTGTTCAGGGACTGACAAACTGGGTTGAATGCTTCCCACGCCTTCCATGGGGTTTCTACAAGATGGCAGGTCTTGACTGCCTGGATCTTGCTCGAGTTGCTTGCGCTGACGTTCTGCTTGAAGTCCTTTGCGATCATGTCCCAGATCGTTTCAGACTCCCACGTAAGCCAGATGGGGCCGTACTTGCGGAGCAGGATCATATCCAAGAGGAGAGGATGGGAGTCATGGTGTGTGAACACATTCCGCTTTCGGACTGGTGTTCCACCAGACTCCGTCCCATCCTCTTGGGTTTCCTCGTCCTCGAGGTCCTCGTCCGTAGTAGACAGGTCCGGCTCGTCCTCATCCGGCGTGCGGTTTGGACGTCCGTCTAGCTCGAGTGAGACGTCGTGCTGTTCGACGTAGGGCTTGGCCGGTTCCGTACCCTTGGACTCTACGTCCTCACTCGAGCGCACCCCACCGAGGAGCTTCCGGAGCTCCTCCTCGTAGTACGGAAGGTCAGGCACTAGGACTCCTACTCGACTGCGACTGCTCCGAGCTCAGCCCTCACACCGTTGACCGTTGCATAGACGTGGGCCTTGTCCGTTGCCACAATCGGGGCCAACGCCGGCACCGTCACCGTGGCCTGAGTCTCGGTGAGGTTGGCGTTGGAAGTTGCCGCACCAGTGTCGAACTTGATCGGAGCGTCGAACCCACCAACCGTGCAGCTCCAACCCAAGCCTGTGCCGCCGGACAGATTCTGTGCCGCCACCGTTCCGAAGGCTGCCCCGCCGCCCGAATTGGCTCGCACGGGGGCTCCCACGCCGGCGTCGTTGATGGCCGTGGCGATGGTGTCCTCGTCCGGGGTCGTCCCTACGAGGTCGATGGTGAGCGTCTTGGTGGCCGGAGTCCACACGTAGGTGGCCGGACCGGCGCCTCCGGTATCGACAACCTCGACGATGACATCGTTCCCGGCCTCACCCGGCACACGCATGATGATGTCGAGAGATGCTCCCAGCGTCAGGCTGGCGAAGGTCTGGCCATCGAGGAGATTTCTTCCCACTACGACCATGTCACCTCCGGCAGCTGCCGGCCCCGCACCGTCGATGTAATCGAGTTCGGGGAAGTCGAGACTGGCGTCCCTTGCCTCCAAGAGGGCCATCGCCCTGTCGGTGTCGCTGCGAAGGTCAGCGATCTCTCCAGCGAGACCGCCCTTTCCTGCGTGGACCAGGTGAGCGATCCTCGGACCCTGGTCTCCCATGCTCTTACTCATTGTCTGTCTCCTCCCAGGTCAGATCACAGACCTGAATCTTGCTGTTGGGCCATTCTAGCAATGACTCGCTTCTGTTCCAATGGTAGTGAGTCAAAGATGGTCGTTGGGTTCTTGGCAAAGCCCTTGGCCATCTCCTCCCCGAACTTCTCACGCATCTCGTCTTCGCCCTCGGCAGCGAAGCGTCTGAGTGCATCCTCTGTGAGGTACTCTCCCGACTGCTCCCACTTCCAGGACGCTGTCTTCTCTCGTCCAAACACCGATAGCCAGGGATCTGGAATCTCGTTGCCCCAATACTGGTCGATGCCAGTCTGGGCGTCGAGCTCGGCGAGTGTCTCGGCGAAGAGTTCTGGGTCCATCGACGCTCTCTTCTCGAGAAGGTCTCCAGCGAGGCTGTCCCCAACTCGGTCGTCCAGAGTACTCCACAGCTGAGACCGGCGCTCGAAGGCCACCTTGATCGACCCACGTGGAGCGAAGGTTGTGGATCCATACTTCCTGACCGTCTCGGAGATTGGGATTCCGAGCTGGTCTGCTCGAGCAGCGAGCTTGATGCAGTACTCGTGACGCTCTCGAGGGTGCATATACATGCCGTTCTCCTCGAAGTAGTCACGAGCCTTGATCACATTGTCGTATGGGAGGAGGGAGAGCTGGCCATTCAGGACAGACGTGCTCGGGTCGTATGAGGCCGTCTTTGTCTTCTCCTCCATGTAATCCACCTCTACGTAGGGAGACTCCATGAGGCTGGCGATCTTCACCCTCTTCCCCGGCTTCGTGACGGGCATCGTTCTGGTGCCAACGACCTCTGAGGTCTTCTCCCCATCGCCGCCCGGAACGATAATCTCAGCTCCGTCTCCTTTGATCAAGAGCTTTCCGCCTTGCGCCATCTTGATGAGTTGTGGAACGGGTTCTAGGCCATAGTGATGGCAGGCTCTGAGGAGGTTCGCTGCTGCCTTGATCTTCACAGAATGAGGAATTCGATCCTCGTTTCTGAGCAGATACATCACGTTCACGGCCGTGTGCGCCTTATCCGTACAGGCATACTTGCGCATCGGCTCCCCCTGCCCGAGCACAACAACCGCAAACGCATGATCTGGAAGGAGCTGCAGGTCTGTGGTATCCATGATCGCAGCTTCTTTTATGAACTCAGGCATCTCCTGGCCGCTGAACATGTCCTTGAGAGACTTGAAGTCATCATCGTAGGGGTCAACGACCACTCCTGGTGATCCGATCATCGTTCCTCCACTGTTCTTTCAGGTAGTACCACCCTATACGCTCCAAGTCTACCATTCTGGGACCTATCGGCAAAGCACCTAGGGGTATCGCTATAAGGCTTCTGAGAGATCATCTGTTACCTAAGGAGGTCGAATTTCTATGGGTAGTCGAGGCTGCGATGAATACGGGACTGGGTGGGAGAAGGGCGATCCAGTCTGTGACGAATGCCCCGACGAGTTCTCTTGTCGGGACAGAACGCTAAAGCGGAAGAAGCTGATGATCGAAAAGAGGAGGTCGGCCAAGAGCTCGTCCGCCCCAACCAGTGCCAACAGAGGTGTGTATTCTTACCACACCAACATGAAGTACCTGCTGCCGGACGACGGTGAGAGCGCCTTCCACAGAATCCTGAAGAATATCATTGCTGGAGCGCTGTCTGCGATTGGCGGTGAGATCTATGCGTTCTTCCAGGAGTGGCGTTGGCCGTTCAAGCCGGCCGAGCCCGTTGCTCTACCAGAGCCGAAGCCTGAGCCCCTTGCTGAACCAGCAAAGGAGAGTGTGAACACACCTCCGAAGCCGAAGAAGCAGAGGGTCGCCAAGAAGATCGGAGTTCGAGATCTCGACGAGGACGACGAATTCGACTTTGATCTTGACGATCTATGATGGTACTTTCAGCATGATGTCTTACTCGCTGATCAAGAGGGACCCCGACAAGGGGTACCTGGACACCTGGCTGTGGCTTCCAAAAGAGAGGGTGAATCAGGACATCATCCGGAGAGGGTTGTCTATTCCGATCGTCGTTGGCAACGACATTGAATATCTCAGACTGTGGCGTGACTCAAAGCACCACATCGGCATTCCTAGAGCTCGATTGGATCCGGAGAAGCTGGACTATGAGGTCGTCGACCTACGTCCGAAGAGCTTCCCGAAGGTCGACTTCAGTCACAACAACATCGTGATGGACAAGCAGATGCCGGATCGTACCGAGCAGCAGGAGGCCTTCGAGGATTTCTCCTGCGCCGACAACGGCATCCTGAATATGGCGTGCGGAAAGGGCAAGACAGTCATCTGTCTCCACGCCATAGCAAAGTGGGGTGAACCCACTCTCATCATCTGCAACACAAAGGGCTTGATGAAGCAGTGGGTAGAGGCCGCCACAGATCCAGAGCTGTTCAATATCGACCCAGATCGAATAGGCAAGATCCAGGGTAACCCATCCACATGGGACTGGAAGAAGCCTCTGGTCATAGCGAGCCTCAAGACCTTAGCGATGTATCACGATCAAGTTCCACCGGAGATGCTCCTGTGGTTTGGTCGTATCATCTGGGATGAGGTCCACCACCTCAGCGCCAGGTTGTTTAGCCTCACAGCACACTTGTTTCCTGGCAACCGGTACGGAGCGTCGGCGACGACCGAGCGTGAAGACGGCATGGAGTTCGTGTACTACTGGCACGTGGGTCGGGAGGTCCACACAAACCTCGAGCAGGACATAATTCCAACAGTGCTGTTCAAGAAAGTTGGAACCGTCATTGATCTGAATCACGAGGATGTCGTCGACGTGAATGGGCAAGTTCACCACCGGAAGATTGCACGGTACGTAGGCCTGCGGGAGAGGGAACTGGAAATCGCCAAGGAGCTGGTCGATGATGGGCTGAAGCGTGGCAGAGACATGGTCGCTATCAGCCTATCCAAAGACCACGTGCAGGAGCTCCATGAACGGATACCAAACTCTGGCGTTCTTCATGCTGGAGTAGCGGAAGACGACAGGCTGAGTATGCTCGCAGACCACAACATAACGTTCGGTACGGTGGACATGCTCGCCGAGGCGCTAAACAAGAAGACTCTCGACTCGCTGATCATTCTAACAGAGTTCAAATCACCCAAGAACGCTCAGCAGTCGACGGGTCGCATCCAACGTTTGTTACTTGATCGTGAGAAGAAGGCGAAGGTCATCGTTCTCTTCCACGTCAACATTCCGCCAATGCGCCGCATGGGGTTCAAGCTGATGCAGTACTTCAAGCGGTGCGGGTTTGAGGTGAAGGTGAAATGACGGATCAAACAGAACAGCCAGCAGAGAAAGAAGAGTCGGCCATCGAAGCTCGATACCCAGATGAGGTGGTCACCGACGCCATTCGACGCCTGCACGTCTATCAAATGGGTGACTTGCGGATCATCGGACTCGTGCGCAACATGGCTCTCGACACCAGCCTATTCGAGGTCGATGAGCTTCTGAATGTTGTGAGGCTCGACACCGATGTTCTCGGACGAAACCCAAATGGTACGTTCGTGAAGGCTCCATCGATGTCGTCGATCGACTACTGCCAGCTTCCGATTCCCGTATGGGGGCTGAAGTACCCACAAGGAGGATATCGGGTTCGGGATTTGGACGAGCCGAGCGCCAGAGCCACAGCGCTGATGTATCTTGACCTGTGCACGATGCTGAAGGTGATGGTGGAGAACCCAGACGACATCAGGCCCGCCCACTCCGAACCTCGTCGTGTCATGCCCGCCGGCCCAGGAGCTATGGCTGAGCTGGAACGGATCGCAAAAGGTAATCCACCAGCATCTCCAGGCCCAGGCAGACGCAAGATCATCGTTTGATGAGACCCATCAGCGTAAAGTTCCCCGAGTTCTCCCGTACCATGAAGCTCTTTGAGCTAGACCTCGCTGACATGTGGGACGACTGTGAGCTCTGCGAGGATCTGGTGGAGAGTCGAAGCCAAGTCGTGCACGGGAGTGGGCACCCAAACGCACGAATGATCATCATAGGAGAGGGCCCAGGGAACGAGGAGGACCTCGAGGGTGTCCCATTCATAGGAGATTCTGGAGGCCTACTAAACCAGCTACTCATCGTCAACAACATGACGAGGGAGGATGTCTTCGCCGACAACCTGGTCCCATGCAGGCCGCTGCATATGGTTGACGGCCGTAAGACTATTCGTCCTCCCACAAAAGCAGAAGTCGCTAGGTGCCTGCCCAGACTGTACAAAACGATATTGGATGTTGATCCGTATCTCATCGTCGCCATGGGCAGGTCTGTCATTCACACACTGACTGGTGACTCCTCTCTGACAATTGGGAAAACCCGTGGAGAGGTCCTGATGATCCGGATACCCGGCATCTACAAGATGGTGCAGTATCCGGTAGTTGTGAGCCAGCACCCGGCGTTCATACTGAGAAACCCATCTGACGCCAAATACGGCCCCAAGTGGTATCTAGTGCGGGACTTTGTGTTTGCGTCGAGGCTGCTCAAGATGGCACGCAAGTGCTACGAGAGGTGAAGAAATGGCGAAGTCGACAGAGAACAAGAGGGTAGACAGGGTGCTGCGAGAGTGGAAGAGAGCTCGAGCTGCACTCGACGAGTTCATCGAAGAGTACGAGGACATCATCGAGCAGTACTCCGTGCTGGCCAACGATGTGAATGTGCGCATGCAGAAGCTGAAGATGATCTGTCGTGAGACAGGTCTCGGCGCCGGCCCACTTGAGGTGTCTATCCAACGTCGTCGAGTATTCGATGGCCGGTTCTTGTACGACCACTTCAAAGACCGGCGGGATATCCAACAAGCCCTGGTGGAGGTTCAGTTCAAGGTGAACACCGACAACTTCGATCATCTTGTCCAGGCTGGTGAGATCCAGCCGGACGAGGCAGCGAAGGCGGTGTTGGAGATCAAAACCTCGAATCGGGTTCTCCACGCTCCGCCTGACATCGTGGTGGGATGATGGCAAAAGCAAAGGTCCGCACAACGAAGGAGACCGAAAGAAAGAATCGGAAGCCTAAGCGAAAAGACCGTGACTACACGGTTGAGATCGACAAGATCGCAGATGACGGCAAGGTGCTCATGAAGATCGCCAAGTCGAAAACCGTCGCCAAGGCTCTCCCATTTGGCCGCTTCAAGGTGAGCGACACGACCTACGTCGAGCTGTGCTGCAACCAGGATCCGAGAACGGCAGCAGTGGCCAACAAAGCGTGCCGACAGCTGGTACGCAAGTTCATGAAGGTAGATATGGCGGAGAGCGCTGCCATCCTCGAGGAGGTGGCGGAGATCATCGCTGAAGAGGAGAGGGATTGAGATGAAGAAGACAGAGGCTCAGAGCAAGATAAACGCCGTGAATGCGGTAAGGATAGAGATTGAACCGGGCGTCGCTGAAGAGCTGGCGCTCGCTGCAACCGTTGGGTTGCTGGATCACGGGTCGGGGCCTGGGTCACTTGCACGATCATTGTACAAGGGCCCATGGCCTCAGGATGTTTTGAAGCTCGTCACTGAGCTTCGTGACCGTGTGGAGGAGCATCTTCTCACGGTATACTTCGAGGTGACTGAAAATGACAGGACAACTACGGGTAGATCGAAACGCTCCGATGGCCCAATCGGAATCATCGAACCTCAACTGGGAGGTTCCTCAACTTCAACTCCACAGCTTTGACGAAGTACAGGAGAAGGTCCAGCGACTGGAGGACCTGAGACTCGAGCCAAGGAAGGTGAAAGCTAGTGACAGAGGACTCACCGTCGGCGTCAACGATGACCTTGGCTACGACGTCCTGGACCTCAGGGCTCTGAGGTTCATCGCCGGCGACGTCGTCTATGTTCCTGGCTTTGGGAATCTGAAGATGACACCGCACGCTCAGAGGCAGCTCGGGAATGAGATCGGCGTGAGGTGGACGAAGTTCTTCGGGCACACTCCTCCGGATGAGATACAGAAGGCGGTGCGCACACACCTGCGGTTCCTACCAACCCCGACGCTCAAGAGGGTGATTGCTCGTTCACACGGAGCAAGTGACATCCTGTCCGGCCTGCCGAGGGGGAAGAACGGCATCGAGAAGATCGCTACCGACGGAGTCCTCCGTGGGTTCGTATCGCCCACCTACTCCGAGATACGAGACGCACGGATGTTCGATCGCATCCGTCAGGTCGCAGACCCCGAGCAGCTGAAGGACCAGGGATTCGCCATCTGGTCTTTGCGAGACAACGGCTCGCACTTCATGCTGGTGAACAGAGAGCCCGTCGACCTCCTCACAGCGCAGCCTGCCGGAGGAAGGATTGGTGATCGCAGAACGTTTGGAGCTCCGGGCTCCGGGCACGAGCCGGGCGACGGCGCCTACTTCGGGATTCGCATCAGGAACTCCGAGGTCGGATCCTATGCTCTGAGTGGCGAGCCGTACTTCGTTCGATTCGTCTGCGTCAACGGTGTGATCGTTGGAGTCAAGGAAGAGAAGCTCCTCTACCGTCAGCACCGTGGCGTCAGCGACAGGGAGCTCGATCGGATCATCGAGAACATGTACAACGTGCTTCCCGAGAGGCAGAAGGAGATCATCTCCAACAGCCAGAAGATGCACAACGTCAAGTTCGATGACGTGGATGCGGCAAAGGCCGAGATCGAGGGCTTTATGTCCAACCAGTCCAAGGCTCTGCGAGAGGCTACCCTCAAGGCGTTCGAGGAGGAGCCAGTCACTACTGCGTACGGGGTCATGCAGGCAATCGCCAGGGTTGCCATGGCGTCCAGACGCAACATGGATCGGCAGCACGACATCGAGACGCTCGCCGGGAAGTACATGCGGCGAGTGATCAAGCGCACCTCCAACTGAAGCCACAAGATGTGGTAGTGGACTTCAGTGAATACCCCTATATAGCGGGAATTGATCGCCTTTCGGCCCTGTGGTAGGCTGAAGGGTCTCGGAGGTGTCATGGGTAAACGGAACGATGGGCCACCACGCCCACAGGGTTCGTCTCGCACGAACAAGAGGATTCAGTTCCTCGAAGAGCGAGTAGCAGAGCAGGCCAAGGAGCTACGTCAGCTCCACGAGTTACTAGGATCGAAAGTCGATACACGAGAGCTGATGTCATACGTCGGCCGAGCAGTCACAGTCATCGATGTGAACGCTGAGCGCATACAGAGTTGCGTTCTAGACAAGGTTGGGAAGTGGACGTTGTCGGTGACACTGCCCGACGGAAGACCGTCTGTGTTGTTCAAAGGCAACCTCGTCAGGGTAACCCCGGTGGGTGAGCCCGATGAATGTTGAACATAGGCTCATCGCAAAGATCGTAAGAACTGGGAACTTCAGATCTGTGCAGAAGGCTCGGATCACGATCTCTATGTTCAAATCTGCCGATACCCGACAGATGTTCAAGGCCATCCGTGAGTACTACAACGACGGAGCCCACTTTGGAAAGACTCCAACTCGAAGATGGATGAAGGAGCGCTTTCCGTCGTTTGAATATCCAAAGAGCCGAGAGTCCGTCGCCGAGCTCTGTGAGATTCTCCGAAAGAAGTCGATGACTCGAAAGATCGGAAACTCTCTCGAGGAGATCTCACAGGTGCTCGAGGGCGACGGTCCATATGAGGCCATAGCACTGATGCGGGCGAAGCTGATAGAGGCACAGATCATGGTGCCGCACAGCCGGGATGTCATCCTGGCTGAGTCAGCCGGGGAGCTCATCAGCGAGTACAAGCGCATAGCGAAGGCCAAGGGTATCCTTGGGGTGCCCTGGCCCTGGGAGGAGCTGAACATCCAAACCCAGGGCATGCTCCCCGAAGAGTTCATTGTCCTCTACGGCCGGCTCAAGTCGATGAAGACGTGGGTCGGCATCAAGATCGCCACACACGCCTACGAGGTCGGAAACCGCCGGGTGATGTTTTACTCCTGTGAGATGTCGCCAGAGCAACTGCGTCGACGGGTCGCAGCTACATTGTGCAACCTGGACTATGACCAGCTGCGTCGGGCAAAGCTGCCAAAGGAGCAAAGGCAGGCGTACTTCAAGCGGTTGAAGTATCTCAAGGCGGAAGAGAAGAAGAATGCCACCAAGACCCACAAGAGGTCATTCCTGATCACATCCGACAAGGAGGACCCAGCTGGTGGCGGGGTAGGGCATCTCATTGCAAAGGCCGAGCAGTTCGAGCCGCACCTCATCATCGCAGACTCGTTCTACAGAATGAGGGACGACCGCACTGGAAGGCGCTCGATGAAGTGGGAAGTCCAAGCGGCGATCACACAGGACCTGAAGCACGCTGCTCAGCGACTACAGGTTCCAATCATAGGCATAACGCAAAAGAACCGAGACAAAGGCGACGATGCCATTGAGGGGATGGAGGACATCTCCTACACTGATGCGGCCGGTCAAGAGGCTGACCTTGGTCTGAAGATAGTCAAGAACGGAACTGACGACCAAGGACGTGTCAGCCTCTCAGCCTGGATAGCTGGTGCTCGTGAGATCAAGACCGACGGATTTGACCTGCTGGTCATCCCGTCAACCTCGTGGAAGTGGGGCGGATGGATCAAGCGAGCAGATCGACGCAAGGGACCACCCCAGGGAGTCAGCGGTAAGACGCCCGGCTCTCTTGGAGAAGAGCGTAAGAAGAAGCAGGGCAAGCTGAAAAAGATATTGAAGGAGCACGAAAGTGACTTTGACGATATCGAGCTCGAAGACGACATCGACGACGATGAGGAGTACGACGTGTAATGGGAAGGGGCACTGGTCCAATATTTGACCTCGTGTCCCCACACCTGAGCGGAAACATAAAGTCCAGCGGGCACAACAACATCATGGCTAGGTGCCCGTTCCATGATGATAGCAAGCCCAGCTTTGCCATCAACACGGAGAACGGACTGTGGTTCTGTCACGGGTGTGGGCTCAAAGGAGGTCTGGCAGACTTCCTCCGCTTTGTGGGGCTGAGCCGCAGCCGAATAGAGGCCCTACTCGGACCACTGAGGGAGGATCTCCAAGAACACAAAGAGCGAGCCAAGCGAGAAGAGCGATATAGGTTCAAGACCGGGAATCCATTTCGGAGCGATATCATCATTCCAGAGACAGTACTCGGAACCTTTGACTTCAAGCCACGTGATCTAGTCTCCAAGGACTTCGATCCGAAGGTCCTACGTCAACTCGAAATTGGATACGACAAGGGCAAAGATCGGATCACGTACCCGATTCGTGACCTGTACGGCAATCTTGTTGGTGTGTCAGGGAGAACGGTGATCGGGGACGAGCCTCGGTATAAGGTGTATCGAGGAGGAAAGAGAGGCTTAGTCGGAGACTTCGGGGAGTTCTTTGATGATCAATTCCCAGGATACGAGATCAAGAGTCATAACTTCCTGTGGAATGCGCATCGTGTCTACCCCGAGGTGCTCCACGCCAACACAGCTAAGGAGTTCGAGCTCATCATAGTAGAGGGATTCAAAGCCTGCATCTGGTTGATCCAGCACGGGTGGACCAACGTAGTTGCTCTCATGGGCTCGAGTATCACGAAGACCCAAGCAGACATCGTCCGGAGGATGACCAGTTCTGTCACTCTCTTCTTAGACAATGATAAGCCTGGGCGGATGGCCACCTATCGTATCGGACAGTGGCTGTCCAAATCACTGGATGTGAACGTGTGTCAACCGTGGCACCCGTTTTTCAAACAACCGGACTACCTGAGCGGATACGGGCTCACGAAGGTATTCCAAACACGGATGAGGTATGAACGATGGCTAAGGACAAGTTCGGGCAGTTCAGCCAGGGAGTACGTGCTAGCAGCCAGCTCCGACAGAGCATGAAGCAGAAGAAGAAGAAGGGAGGAGGCGGAGGATTCGACGACCAGTTCAAGCCGCCGTCGGCCGAGGAGGAACCCGCACGAGTCGTCATGTACCGGCCTGACGAGCCCTACAAGATGAAGCTCGAGCGTGAAGGGAAGAAGGACCAGATCATCGAGCGTGACTATGGGATACTTCACACCCACTTCAACGCCACGGCGAAGCGGAGCTGCCGGTGCACAGCAGGACTAAAACGTGAGGACGTCGAGGACGGCGACTGGATCATCGTCGAGGGTACGGGAACGTGCGCCCCCTGCTACGAAATCGACTCGGGAGCAGAGTACATCAACCTCCGGAAGGTCCACCTCTTCAACATCCTCCTGCTCGGCTGGTATCACGAGGTCGAGGTCGAGAAGGAGAGCAAGAGCCGCAAGGCGAAGAACGGCACCATCACCGTCAAAGAGATGAAGAAGTGCCGTGGAAAGAGGTGTCGATACTGCAAGAAGGGCATCGACAGAGTCTACGGACGACGCATGTACTGGGAGCTCGGACCCATGCACACCGAGCAGCTGGTGAACCTCGAGGTGAACGTCCTTGGTCGCAACTGCGCCTGCGGAGGCAAGATCAAGCCGAGAGCCTTCTTGTGCTCCGAGTGCGAGGAGGCCGTGCGTGACCTTGAGTCCGATCCGCTCGAGGAGAAGGGTGAGCTCAAGAGCCTGCGAGAGGACGAGCATGAGTGTCCGCACTGTGGGCACGAAGGAATGCTCGTCGAGTACTCGCAGTGCGACAGCTGCAGCAAGCCGAGGCCGCTCACACTGTGGAACTCCGTGATGGAGATCTACATGTCTGGTACTGGGAAACAGTCCGTGCTTCAGATCTCCGACTGCGAGCCAATCTCTGTGAAGTTGGCAGCGAAGATCAAGGACCAAATGAAGCCGTTCGACTGGAACAAGCTCTGGTCGTACAAGGTCCTCGATCCCGACGAGCAGGCTGCACGCCTCAACATCACTAACCCCTTCAAGAAGGGCGGGAAGGATACCAAGGGCGGAGACGACTGGGACGACGATAACGAGTAGATCGATGGGATGGACCAAGCATGCTGATGCGGTCCTTGCCCACAAGACTCGGTTGACCGAGGTTAGGGCTGAGCTCAGGCCGCTCGTGGGAAAGCTGGAGAGTCGCAAGGCTTATCGAAGAGCACTGCGTCTCCTGCTCGAGCACGAGGACCTGTGCTCGGCTCTGGCCTACGGTCATCGTGATGGAACCATCAAAGCCGAGCTCGGGATCTCCATCAGCTACTCACACAAGGACATGGGCGTCATAGCTCGAGAACTCATCGAGCGTGGACCCAGCCACTTCACATTCAGGAGGCTGTAGTGAAACTAGCATGGGGACTGAAGCGCCCAGAACCAATATGGATCAAGACCAAGAAACAAGTCCAGAAGCTGATCAACCTGTGCCGAGACAAGGATGTGCTGGCTCTCGACACTGAGACGACTGGAATCCGCATCGATACCGACTACGTCATCTTCTGGTCCCTGAGCACGGGGCCTGATCGATACTTCCTCGAGGCCGACAAGCTCCACATGTTCAAGGAGATCTTCGAGGACAAGGACAAGATGTGGATCGGATCGCAGATCAAATTCGACTTCCACATGTGCGCCAATAGCGGGATTCACATCGCCGGTAGCATGATGGACACCCTCGTGATGGACCGACTTCTCGATCCAGATCAAGACCACGGCTTGAAGGAGGCCTACGAGCGGGAGTTCAACGAGAGGATGCGGACGTTTCCAGAGACCTTCTACCCGAAGGACAAGCGGGGCAAGTTCCGCAAGCCACCAAAGAGGTCACTTCAAGAGATCATGCTCGAGGCGTGGGATCGTGACCCCGACAGGGTAATCGACTATGCGAGCCTTGACGCCTGGGGAGTCTTTCGCCTCTTCAAGCGGCTGCGCAAGCAGCTGATGGGGGTGGTGACGGACCGTGGGTACAGCCTATGGGATCTGTTCCTCATGTACGAAGTTCCCATGACCAAGGTGCTTTTCGAGATGGAGCGCAACGGCTGCCAGCTCGATCTCAAGTACCTCGGTGAAATCGAGCCTGTGTTGGCCAAGGAGCTCGCCGATATCAACTGGGCGCTCAACAGGATGATCGGAAAGCCGATCAATCCAGGTTCCACCAAACAACTGGGGAAGTTGTTTTACGAAGACATGGGACTCGAGCCCATCGCATGGACCACCGGCGGGTCATCGGGCAAGAAGAGCCCATCGCTCAACGAGACAGTGCTGAAACAGCACGCAGAAGACGGTGTCGAGGAGGCCAAACTGATCCTCAAGTACCGTGAGCTCGCAAAGTTGTTGGGCACCTACGTCATTGGCTTGATGGAGCGTGTCGACAAGAACGGGCGAATACATACCACGTTCCACCAACATGTAGCCGATACTGGACGCCTGTCGTCCAGAGATCCGAATCTCCAGAACCAGCCGAGACCACGGAAGGACTTCGATATCCGCCGAGCGTTCATCGCCAGACCGGGGTACAAGATCATAGTCTGCGACTACGATCAGCTGGAGATGTTCATCCTGGCCCACTTCTCAAAGGACAAGGGCCTCATCGGCAACATCATGGCCGGCAAGGATATCCACACAGGCAACGTGGAGCTGGTCTGGGGCGAGCCCTACGCCGATGTCGCTCGAGCAAAGAAGGACAAGGACTGGAACGACGACCGGGCCTGGTATCTCCGGGACCTTCGGAACAAGGTCAAGGTTGTAGGCTTCGGCCTCAACTACGGCAAAGCTGCCAACAGCTTGGCTCGGGAGCTTGGGTTCTTCGAGCGTATCGAGAAGGAGCACCCCGAGTGGAGCGACTGGGATATCCGCCGCACGGCAAAGGCCGAGGCCCAGGCGCTGATCGACACGTACTTCTCCAAGATTCCTGGTGCCGCCAAGTTCATCAAGGGAACGTATCGAAGGGTGGCCGACACGAAGTACGTCGAGACCTTCCTTGGGCGCCGTAGGTGGCTCCGCCAAATCATGGAGTGGAGCGAGAAGATGGAGCACATTCAGCGTGAGCTGAGCAGCTCCAATGGTCGGCGTGACCTATGTTGGTGTAACGACTGCAAGTCCTCAAGAGATGGTGAGAGACGTTCAGTCAACACTATCATTCAGGGAACTGCAGCAGACATCGTGATGTGCGCTATGATCAAGTGCTTCTTCGATGAGAGGCTTCGTGAGCTCGGAGTGAAGATGCTTCTGCAGATCCACGATGAGCTGGTATTCGAGTGCCCCGAGGAGAACGTCGAGGCAGCGTGCCCAATCATTCAAGAAGACATGGAGCACCCTGGGATCAACCTGCGTGTTCCGTTGAAGGCCGCTCCCGGCGTAGGCGACAACTGGGTTGAGGCAAAATGACAAGAGTCGAACTAGCACTGGTTGTCTACGACAACCTCCCGAATAGATACAAGAAGATCCCTAAGCGCCTGGTGCTCGAGGTCGTGAAGCTGACGTTCCTCGCCATGAAGGACTGCCTGATTCACGGAGAGAAGATCAAGCTGAACGAGTTTGGAACGTTAGAGCCGCAGTACTTCCCGTCTCATCAGAGCTGGAGTCAGCAGAGCAAGAAGATGGTCAACTCGAGACCGTACATGAAGATCAATTTCCGGATGAGTAAGACGTTCAAGCGAGCCGCCAGGGCCTTCATTCACTACGAGAAGAAAGGAGATATCGATGGATAAGCACGGCTACAAGCCCAACGAGGACGACCCAACGGTCAAGACTGCAGCGGAGAAGGGGAAGTGTCCAGCTTGTGGAGCTCCTACCCGAGGACACCCTCCTGTGTGCCCAAACTGCGGATCGGAGCCGTTCGAGGAGAGACCAGATGCCAAAGAAGAAGAAGGACACTAGCGCTCTCGGTGCGTGTGTCGAGCGCATCGAGAAGCACTACAAGCGCCCTATCCTGAAACGAGCTCGAGACGCCTCGAACCCGTTCCTGCTCCGGCGGCCTACCATGGCAGCTAGCATCGACGTAGCAACTGGCGGAGGCTTCCCAGCTGGCGGGGTATCTCAGGTCGCCGCCCCCGCTGGTATTGGGAAGAATGCGCTGTGCAACAGGGTCATCGCCGCCTGTCAACAGATCTATGGGGAGGCCTCTCGAGTCGCTTGGATCTGGACGGAGATCGCCTACGACAAGCGGCACGCTCGCATCAATGGGGTCGTGGTCCCATCGAGTGACTACGAGCTCATGATGGAGAACGTCTACTTGGAGAAGCACGGCCGGAAGAAGCTGACAAAGGAGCAGATAGCCAAGCGCAAGATCGAGCTCGGTGAATTCGTCATCGCCGAGGAGGGCTCGTCAGCCGAGAAGCTTCAGGCCGCCGTAGAGCTTGTTCGTGAGAACCAATGCCAGGTCATCGTTGTGGACAGTGTCGCCGCCATCGTCTCCGACGAGCGAGAGAAGACTGACCTGGACGACGAGCCGCAACAGTCCGCCGAGGCCCGACTCGTCACAGAGTTCCAGAAGAAACTGTGGCACGCCTACGGCAACTCCTACGACGGCAAGCTCAACCTGACCACCATGATCATAATCAATCAGGTTCGTGGGAACCGTGCCAAGCGCAGCTCGTTCGACCGAGAGTGGCGTGTGGGTGGGGCCTATGCGATTCGGCACGGGAAGCTCGTTGACATCACCCTCATGGCTGGAACAAAGATCTGGCTCACGCCCACTGGCAAGGAGACTCGGAAGCGAAAGGACGGCTACAAGCCCATCGGCAAGGATGTTCGGTGGATCATCGAGAAGGGAAAGGCTGGGTGTCACGAGGGTCCGTACGGGGAGATACCGTACTACTTCGCTCATGGATTCAACATCTATGGTGATCTGATCACTACAGCGATGAACCACGACATCATACACATCCGGCAGAGTAAGAAGACCGAGACCGTCACGTACTACATCTATTCGGACTCAGGAGATCAACTAGAGTCTGGTACTGGCGACTTCAGCGATCTCCAAGAAAGGGCACTTCTTGACCAGGACTTCTTCGATGCCATCTACTGGTCGATCATGCGCAAAGCTGATGTGAAGTGCATCCACACGCTATGACACTCGGCAAGAAGGGCAAGAAGCGGTCGATCAATAAGACATCTCGCAGACGGGAGGAGAAGGCCGGTAGAGACATAAGCGGGGGTCGTGTTTCCGGATCTGGATCTGGTATAGCAAAGGGCGACGCTCGCAATGAGCTGTGGATGGTCGAGGACAAGTTCACGGTCAGGGCCAAACGCTTCAGCGTTACACAGGAAATGATCGACAAGGCACTACACCAAGCTCACAAGACTGGACGCAATCCAGTGATCCGTATTGGACTACCCAAATACGAGGTTGCAGTGGTGTTGTGGGACGACTTTACGGAGTTGATCGATGAAAGAAATCTTGACGATCTCTGATCTCCTAGAGTCTGGATGGGCTCAGGATATCATCGACGGGCTGAAGAACCATGACTTCAGTCGTGAGATGGAGGACTGGTCACTCGAGGCATCGAAGAGGAGGATCTTCTACAGTGCGCCGTTGGACTGGAATAGGGTGAGACTGAAGAAGGTCTTCCACCCGTCCGGCCTCAGCGGAGACTGCGACTTCAAGCTGTTCCTAGATCTCTGGGGAGCCGACTTCGTACCCAAGCAGAAGAAGTCACTGCAGATGGTATTCGATACTGGCACGGCGGTGCATGGCCAGCTCGACTACCTGTTCATGACCCACGCTGCTGACAAGGGCTACGACTTCATTCCCGAGATTGGGTTCAAGCCAACCTACATTCCAGACATCACTGGTGAGGAGGGGAAAGTCTGGGTCGAGAACGCTGTGATCGACTCGCTGCGGTGCGCTGGACATGCCGATGGGTTGATGACTAGAACCTTCACCATCGACGGACGCAAGGTTCGTCTGAGGATCATCTTCGAGTTCAAGACCATAGCGAGCTCGGGATTCCGTTCGCTGACCAGACCTCACGCCGCATACGTCAAGCAGGTCCACGCCTATATGACGTGCATAGACGTAGGCATCACAGTGCTCCTCTACATCAACAAGGACAATAGCAACATGGCGGCCTTCCCGATACTGTTCAGCCCTAAGACCTGGAGTCCGCTCGAGCAGCGACTCGTCGTGGTCAAGGAGCTGTTTGAGAAGTATCAGGAGCCGGACAAGAAGATCGGCAATGGTTGTCGTAGCTGCGGCTATTTGGAGGTCTGTGCGCCCCCGCTCCCAAAGCGCCGCAGAGGAGGATATGGGGCGCCGGAGATTTGATCAATGACACTTGACTTAGGAGGGTTCGTTGAGGATCTGGTGACCAGCGATACGGCCGACAAGACCGTCATCGACAGAGTCGAGTACCGGGTCCGAAAGATCGGGTTCACGGCAGCCGAGCCTCTGAAAAGGAAAGGACAGCACTACATTCCAAAGCTTCCATCAAAGGGAGTCAGCCGCCTCACCGACGCTGAGGTGACAGATCTTCAGGCTCAGTTTGTCACCATGACCACCTACGCAGGAGAACAGGCTCTGATCCAAGACACCATGGCCGCTGTGTATTCTGTGGAAGCAAAGCGCATGAAAGCCCGTGTCAGGCTGAAGGCTACCGGCACCGCATCTGAGCGGGAGGACAAGGCCACCATTCACCCAAAGGTGGTGGAGCTCGAGGACAAGGCCATGGTTGCCAAGTTCTCCGGCAAGCGCATCCAGGAGCGGCGTGAGGGATTTGAGAAGTCCCGAGGAGTCTGCTCAAGGGATGTCGAGCGCCGCAAGCTTGACAAGGAGCAGGATCGTAGAGACAACGCAATTCGGGGTACGAAGCGAGTCCGCCGTGGTCCATCTCGACAGAGAGACCTTGAGGTGAGTCGTGGAGAATGATCGGATTGGGTTGGATGGAAGGGGACGCATGTCTATCAGGATTACGCTTCCCCTTCCTCCAAGCGACAACAAGATCTACACAACGGTCATCGTCGGGAAAGGAAAACGGAAGTTTCCAAAACGCCAGCTCACCACCGAAGCTCGAGCCTACAAGAACAAGGTCAAAACCATGGTGGCAGCCCTAGCCATGGAGAGCACAAAAGCCTTCCAGCCGAACGTGAAGTATACCTGCACGATCAGAGTGTACTTCGAGAAGGTGTACAACAACGGTTGGCCGAAGAGGGCAAAGACTCGCTATAAGAAAGAGGATGCACAGGATCGGATCAAGTTAGCGACTGACTCGGTCTCGGAAGCCATCGGCATCGACGATAGCCATCACTTTCTTACCGCACTACAAAAGAACGAGGACCCCAACGATCCACGAATCGTTGTGACAATAAGGGAACAGGAGCCACGGGATGGCGAAGGCAAAGAAGATTGAGGATCCGTTTGAGGACCTCGGGAGGGATGCGAAGATAGCGTCTGGAGAGATCAAGATTGATCCCAGATTCATCGACAAGGCAAACACCACAGAGCTAGTGCAGCTGTGTAATCTGCTGCACCCAAGCATGAGAGCACATCCAGGAATCGAGAGGCGCTACCTCGAGGAAGCGGTGCTTGCTGCGCCGGCGAAGAAGTGGCGAAACCCAGTAGACCGATATCGGAGATTGATTCAGGCATTCTTCAAGGTGTACTGGAAGAAGATCAAGGATCAGATGGATCCTAGGTGCAATGGTAACTGCGATGGGTGCCACGACGTTGTGGTGCTCAGCTGCTACCTCACCAACTACAAACGACTCAAGCAATTTCGGTCCGAGAGGGCCATCAGGGAGGACTAAATGGGAACTGGTAAGGCGAAGAGCAAGGGAAACGTTGCGAAGAAGCGTGGAGGGAAGAAGTCCTCTGGGGACTCCTCTGAGAAGAAGCTGCTCAAGGATCAGTTAGAATCTACTGGTCCGTTCGTTCTTCGAGAGTTCTGCCAACACCACGGCATGGACAACGACGAGGCCATGAAGAAGCCGAAGAGCAAGTTGATCAGCTTCCTCATGGGCAAGTTCAACGACGGAGAGCTGTCCTTCAACGATCTCTACCCCGACGAGGGCAACCAGGGAAAGAAGGACAAGGGGAAAAAGAAGAAGGATCCGAAGAAGAGCGACAAGAAGAACGCCTCGAAGTCCAAGGCCAAGGAAGACTGGGATGACGAGGATGACGACAACGCCGGCGACGATGACCTCGACGACGATGAAATAGAGCTCGAGCTCGACGATGACGAGGACGGACTCGAGGACGACGACGATAGCAGCGGTGATGACGACGAAGATGGCGATGGCGACGATGACGATGGCGATGGCGACGACAGCGACGATGACGACCTCGGAGACGACGATGACGACATGGATCTCGACGTTGACGATGACGACGAAGACAGTGGCGGCAGTACCGACGGCGACATCTCCATCCTCGAGGACAAGGTCGACAAGTTGATGGACATCAACACCAAGACGGCCAAGTCTCTCGACCTCATGATTCAGGTCCAGCTCGAGACCAAGGAGATCATCCGCCAGGGACTGAAGGTCATCTTCAAGCTGCTCAAGGTCAAGGATCCGAAGAAGCTACTCGGGCAGATCGACAAGAAGGCAGCCAAGGCCGCCGGAATCGAAGACTCGGAGGACGAGTAGAAACCAGCAAGGGCTACTGGGCTTAGACGAGTCCAGGTATCCGATCGATTCGTCAAGATCGAAAAGGAGCACCTGCTCAACATGGAGGAAGACGAGCTCAGAGCTCTCGCAAAAGAGACTGGCACGTCACTCGATGGATGTGAAGACAGAGATCACATTCTGACCAGGGTGCTTCTCTCCTGCAAGGAATTCGCAAACTACTAATCCCACGCCGAGCCCGGCGGCACCTATCCACCGGGCACAATTCTTAGCCCAACATCGGCATAAGAGGTTTGAGGCGGAGGTGGTGACATGTCGAAGCCCCGCCGAGTCAGCCGAGTTTGGGAGGTTTTGGGCCGGCGACGTTTACCTGCAAAAAACGATGATCATTGTGTTACTAGAGTATTGAAGCGAGTAGCTCAATGGTAGAGCAGCCGAAAGGTGTGTGTTGCGGGTTCGACTCCCGCCTCGCTAGAGCGATCTGCCCACGAGGGAAACGATAGGAGTACCACGTGAAGGAGTCTGGCCGTGAGAGGCAAGGTTTCGACTTGGAGCGAGAGTGATGAAGAGTCAATCCGACTGAGGTAGCGGATCCCCAGATCGCTCGCTTTTAGTATGCAAAAACAGGCACGTTTTGGGTATTAGAATATTGGAGACGGAAAGCCTAGCCAAGATTCTGGGTGCGGCGATTTGTTTGATCGAAATAGGATCGACGGGAGTACCCCGAATACTCTGCGAAGAGTGGGGCCCATTTACCGAAAAGATCAGCAGATGGCGACAGACCGAGTCAAAGCCGTGACGGCTTCCTCTCCGTTTCACTCCTCCCTAGCCAAGGTGCGAAGGACCACCGGAGATCCAGTTCCTAGTCGCCTCGTACGGGCAGTGCCCTAAGCGTATAAGTCGAACGGCCTGGTGACCGACCCCCACCGACGCCGTAATGGGAGGAGTAGAAAGGTGCGCAGAGGCACCGGCGGAGATGCCCCGTCACGTTACCCGGCCGACGAATGGCCGGGAGGAGCGCCCTACTGGTGCTCCTTTTACTCACCTATGCTGGAGACGAAGCTCCCCGCTGAGAAGCTTTGGAATGATACGTGTCGCTATCTCTTTGGGAGAGCGAGTTGGTTTGTAGAGCACTTTTCTTAGCTCGTCAGGGATTTGCTCCTCCTTGACGAATTTGTAGCCTGGGAACTTCCGACTGAGAGTTCTGACCTTTGCTTGCGGAGCTATGACTAGGCTTGAGCGAACGCTGACGCTTCGTGGATCACCAGGCTTTCTCTGCTCAATGATGTGCTCATCTGTAAGCGTGTTGGCGAATGGTGAGGGCTTGGCTGTTCTGGATCGGATCAGAAGCCCAACGTCTCCGTACTTGGGCTCATCCATGAGCCCTCCCTTGGTGACGAAGATGTTGGGTCCGAGCTTGGGTATGCTCAAGTGACTGCGCCGAAACTCCTCTGGATCGCTCACTGTGCCAAGGTGCTTCTTGATGTCCCCCTTCTTCCGGCGGAGGAACTCAGCCATCATTTCGTTGTACTCCATCCCAGCCTCTGAGGCGATGTCGGCTGCCTTGTCGGAATCGACCTTGGTCGTTGTAGGAACAAGGAGAGCATCCTTGAGCCCCTGTATCTGCGTGCTGGTGAGCTTGTTGTCGATGCTGATATCTTTGCGAGCCCCTACACCACGCCCAGTCTCCACGCTCTTGATCTTACCTTTCTGCAAAGCCTCGAGAGCAGAGATGATCTTTCCGCTACCGAGAACCGCCTCGGCGTGCGGGGTACGATGCCCGTAGATGTCCTGACGAGAAACGAACTTCTGGAACTTCGTGAAGTCTTCGGGCTTGGTGAGGTCCATGACCTCCGCTGACTTCTGTAGCTGGGCACGCACATCTGCTGGAATGGATGGGTCGTCCGGGCTCAGAACGCTCTCAGTGACCCTTCGGCTCTTTATGCGAGGCTCAGGAAAACCACGCTGGGCCTCTTCTACCAAGTGCTGCTGCGCTCCTCCCATCATCTTGTACGCCTGCGGCTTAGAGATTTCTGGTCGCTGGGCACCGGTGAGGCGTTTCATCATCGCCTTCGGGATCTTCCTCCCCGGCTGCATGAACTCTTCGGCACGCTCGCCGAACTGCTCCTGCAGTTGCTGACGTAGGAGGCCGTGCTCGCCTCCAGCTTCACGTAGCGATCGAAGTCTTTCGGCCGCTTCTGACAGATCCGGAGTAGCCCTATTGATCAGGTTCAGCTCTTGTGCTGGCACCTTGGGGCTCAGATGCAGAGATGAGTACTGTATCTCATGCGGCTTTACACTACGCTCTAGCCCCTCATGTACTGCGGCGATCTCATCCAGTTGCTTCAGCGTTTTTCCAGTTGCCGTAGGAGAAAGTATCCTCCCCGCTCCCGGCTCCACGAATACCTCTCCTGGACTTTCACGTAGGATCTTCTCTAGGGACTGCTCCATCGCCTCTGGAAGCATCCCCTTCTGCCAATCGGGCGTCCCCATCCTGACGACCTTCTTCATCTGAGCTCTCGTCGGAGAGGCAAAAGCACCGAAGGCCTTCAGCGTATCGTCTGGGATGACCTTGGCTCCAATCCTCCTTGCGGCACCAGCTATGTCCTCAGCACTGACCGCCTTCTTTTCTAGATCAGCGAGAAGATCAGGGTGTGGCTCTCGTTTGAGGCGGATGGCCTCGCCTCCGAGGGCCTTGTCCAAGTTCCGCTTCCAAGCCTTGTAGCGCTTGTGCTTGATGTCAAAGGGCGTGTTCTTGAGGATCAGCTTCTTGGCCACCAGAGCTTCTCTCAGCTCCTTCGGGAGCTCGGCCGCTGCTCGTTCCTTCTCGTTTATCTGACCAGATAGACGATCAGCGTCCGGGCCATAGGCAATTGCGAAGTCGACCGGAAAGTCGTCCTTCCCACGAGCCTTCCTTTGGTAGACCTGGAAGGCGGCGCCCGGCTTGTTGTACTGGCTCCCGATGTAGTTGGGGTTCTTCTCAAGTCGAGCCACGACCTGATTGAACTTCTGGGGACTTTTGATCCGGGAGTAGAAGTCAAGATCAACGTCACCTGGAACCCCCAGTTTGAGTGGCATCGAGCCGGTGAGTCGAGCAGTGACGTTGTAGCGCTTCTTGAAGTATTCCCTCTCTGCCTGCGTTGCTGCTTGAGCTTTCTGAGCAAGGTCTGGATCTTCCTCTGGGATCTTTGGTGTGAGGAATGTCTCGAGCCTGTTGAAGACGTTCTTCTTGCTCAGTCGATGAAACTCGTTGAGATCAATCTCAGCAAGCTTGGCGAACTCCTCGATGGCCTCGTGTAGAGGTACGCTCATATCAACCCCCTACGGCGCTCAATCCATAGGCTGTGAGCGCAACCAAGACCCCCGCCGTAACGATGCCGATGGTGAACCACAGCGCCGGGCTTCTCCACCAGGAGTGTGCAGACTGAGCTCGCCTCTCGGCAGCCGTTGCCCGGTCTCGATAGACGTCACGCTGCTGTTCTGCGAACTCCAGACGGGCCTCTGCAATTCTCTGTTCCGCTTCTCTACGAATCTGATACTCTTCAGCCAGGCGAAGTCGATCCAACCATCGGAGGCGACGAACGGCTTTGAGGGCTAGTCCAATCTCCAGCATCCGGTCCCGGTGCACCAGAGCCCCATCCCACGGCGCCGCAATCTCCACCCCCTGGTGCACCGGGACCGACGGCGGAGGCGAAAGATCAACCCGAAGGTCAGCCTCTCCTGGTCCCATGCAGTCAAAGTCTGGTTGCTCCTGCGAATCGTAGTTCTGAGGATCACAGTGCTGTTCCGCTGTGACGACCATTGGCCAAAGAACGACGAGGATTACAATCAGAGCTCTCATGACTTAGCCTTCGCTTTCTCTTCCCTCTTCTTCTGCTTCTCGTCGAACTTCTTGAGCGCCTTGTTGATACGCTCCTTCGTAGCGCCTTGGCCCTTTAGATTCATCTCGAGCAGATCACGCTTGTTGAACGTTTTGCCGACATAGATTCCACCACGGGACAGAAAGTCCTTCTGCTCTTCCTTGCTCAAACCAAGCCCTGGATCTTCGAGGAAGGCTCCCCCCAACCACTTTCCGAATCTCCCCTTCTGCGGGGCCATGTAGAAGGCGCCCCCCTCGAACGGCTTCTCTGAAGCGTGCAGAGGGATGTCTGGGGCCATCCTACTGTGAAGCTCCTGGAGCTCGGTCTTGGTGAGGCGCTTCCCGCTGGGATCTGCCAGCTTCTGCTCAGCGATATGTTGCCCTATCGCACGAATCGCTGGGGATGCAAGTTGCCCGATAACGCCGGCGTACTGAAGAGGGACGTTGCCGGTGGCCAGGCCGGCTGCGCCCAAGCCCGCCGTTACCCCCTGGACAGCCGGGGGTAAGTAGTAGGTAGCCCCAGCTGCTCTCAGCCTCTTCTTGGCTGTCTGATACTCCTCTGGCGTCAGCTGTTCACGGAGCTCTTTGAGAGAGTGCCGAGACGCTGCCGTCTCTTCGACCAACCGTGGAATATCTGAGGCGGCCGACAGCAGTGATCCACCAGCAATGAACTCTGGCTTGTTGGCTACTACTCCACCAAGTATGGAACTGAGACCAGCAACGTTGCCTACAGTACCTGCTAGATCAAGAGCCTTTCCAAACCTCCCCATTCGTGTCTGATACGCCTTATGTCCAGCCTCGTGTCCATAGATCTCTGGGGCGTACAGGGCCTCCTCTTGAGGAACCACTTCCGTTACCGCAGCGGCGGTCTTCGCCCGAAGGCGCTCGAGCACCTGTAGCCGGGCCTTGTGTGTTGCCTGCAGAGCCGGATCAGTATTTTCCATGGCCGCTCTCTGCTGCTTGATGAGATCGTCCAACGGCTTCGGTCTTACGTCTTTGAGCTTGGAACCATCAATGACCTTGGCCTTTCCGCCCACCTCCCCCATCATGAAGATCGTCTTCGATCCGCTGAACTGCTCTCGGCGAGCCTTGTGCTTCGGCGTCTCCTTCATCCCAGGAAGGGGCTCATCCTTCCACAGCTGTACCGCAGGGCGCACACCTCTGATCTTCTGGACATTCAAGAGCCTGCGCCCACCTTCTTCTCTGAACTCCTTCTTGGCGGCCGCCTCTGGACTGTCTCCGTCAACTCCACCACCAAAGACGCCTACGCCTCCGTCGGGGTACGTCCCGGCGAGGACCTTGCCGTCAGGAGTGAATGCGAAGGTCTCAACACGGAGGCGAAGAGGCTTGCCAGCCCTCTTTATAATTGATCGAACCACGCTACCACCTCCTCGAGGGGCTTGTCCTTGAGCTCCTCGAGCTCCTTCTGCTGGTCGCCGGAGAGCTGAGTGAGGCGCTCGTGGTTTTTCTGTCGGAGTTCTTCGAGTTTGCGATCACGTTCGGCATTCGCTGCTGTGATCCTGTCCCTTAGCGTGTCGACCTCGTCGCCAAAGTCTGGGGGAGGTGGCGTGTCGGTGTCCCGGCTCTTTACAGCTATGATGATCCCACCAAGAAGCATGAGCAGTCCAACTGGGAAGAGGATCCACTTCCAGTTCCTCTTGATCCATGACCAAGCACAGATGGCCCAAGCCCATACCTTTGCGAGGAAGATCGTCATATCGGGAGCCCCCGTTCCTTCTTCATCTTCATGAGCTGCAGCTGGAGCTCGGCCCTCGAGCTCGGCCCCGGCACGGTCTTCTTGATCTTCTGCAGTGTGCGAAGCGCCGGAGCGTGCGTCTTTTCCAGAAGACCAGCCTTCTCGCCCAAGGCCAGAAGCCTCTTCTTGACGTTGGCGATCTTCTCGAGCTCGGTGAAGAAGGCCTCTGTATCGTACAATCCACCTACGCTGAGCATGATTGCCTCCTCAACCGTCACTCTTTTGGAGTTTCATTCTGGACCCATACTCCATAGCAGCCGGCGCAACGAGAAGTGATGGAGCTATCCAGGCTACGTCTGTAGCGTGGGGATGTAGAGCTTTGAGCGCCTTGGACTTCCTTATCGCAGACGGGAGGTACTTGATTCCAGCTCCAAGGGTTCCTCCCGCCACCGCTCCACCAAGAGCTCCACCGAGGCGAGATCCGCCTTCTCTTGTGGGCATCAAGGCCCCTCCGGCCGCACCAAGTCCAGCCCCGACAACTGCTGGATGAAGTAGCGCACTGCTTAGTGAAGCTATCTTCTCCAGCTCGTCAAAGAAGGACTCGATCATGACGGGATCTAACATCTATACACCGTTCTTGGCCTTCTTCTGCTCCTTCGGAGACATGTCCAGCTCGACGTCGATGCCCCTAGCCTCGAGTGCCTTCTTGATTCCCTTGACGATCCACTGACAGCCCAGGCCAGCGACGAGGAACAGGAGCGCCACAGTGAACTGGCTTGACTCAGCAAGAGGACCCGGACGAGGTATCTGCGGAATCCAACCAAGTGCAAACCCCAGGAGTGGGGGCCACACCATCTTGATGCCCTCGAGGAACTTCATGACGGAGCGCCACTTCTTGTTCTTGATCTTCCAGAGCCTCGGCCCGAGGAACTGGTTGAAGAAGGCGAAGATGAAGTAGACAATGATCCCGATCAACAGGAACTGCCAACTCATGAAAACGTCGAGGATCTCATCCATGACTATCTCCTAGGTAAGTATCAGGTTTGTGTTGTACCCGACCACGGTGTTTGGCCGAATGTCTGGCACTCCAGAGCTTCCGTTGTGCACTATGTTTCCAACGCAGACGTTGTCGTCATCACCAACGCTCCCACCGAAGTCGATCAGATTGGACGATACGGTGCTGATCACGTATATGTTGTTGTTCGACACCATCTTGTCCGCACCACTGCCGCTCACATCGACTATCACCCCAGACGTTGGGATGTTTGAGTAACTGAATAACCGGTTGCCGATTACCTTAGAGTAGGAGGAAGCCGCCAACTCAGCAATCATAGCTGTCATGTTTACCGCTGCTGCGGCCGGCTGGCTGAGACTTATGTACGACTGCCGTATCTCAGATCCAGGTCCGCTAAGTTCAATGACGTATGTCAGAAGCTTTCCGTAGTCGCTGTGAGATATGCGAGCGTCTTCTAGAACTCCGTAGTCATCCAGCCTTATGATCGACTGTGTCGCTATAGTATCGGAAAGACTATTGCGATGAGTCGATGTTCCACTATCCCACCTGAAGCGCCGCAGTATTGCAGTCGACACACGAACAACCGTCGTCCCTGGATTGAACTCCCAGTTTACGGGATAAGGATCAACGTCAGTGTTTTCCTTCTGTTCAATCCTGAAGTCATCGACCTCTGACTGCCCCTCGACGACAACACCGCTGGCATAGAGGTTCAGAACAGGCCGCTTCCACTCTCCTCCAGCAATCTCGCTGCCATGACCCATATTCCCCGTCACACGCAGCTTCTGTATCCTGCATTGCTTCCCTATGCGAACAAGTGCCCCATCAGCTGCCGCCACGTTTGTATCGCACGGGCGCACATCCACATCGTAAACCACACGAAGACCAACGATGTCCGTACGCACGGCATCCACCCAAGGAGAACAGAGCACGTCGTAATCTGGGTGTCTCTCGAAGATCACTCCCTGCCCAGTAACCCCGTCAAACGAAAGTACGGAACACGGAGTCGCTCCTGATGCGTCTCCTGGAGGGTCGACAGTTCCATCGTATCCTTTGCACCAGTTGTCGTAGAAGTAGCAGTTGTTCAGCGTGATCCCCGCCTCGCCAGTCTGGGTAGTCCACCCCTCCTTATCGTGAGGATGACGAGCAAGCAACTCCACGAACGGTCCTGGATACCAAGCCGACGAATCTGTCTTGAACCGACAATGAGTAAAGCTAAACCGAACAAATTGGGGGATTCCCTGATTTGCCGGCATGACTGGACCGAATCCGTCACCGTCAGGTGGATCATAGGCATAGTTTGAGAACAAGCAGTTCTCGAAGTGGGCGCTGATCGGAGTGTTCGGCGGAGAGTATGGAGGAGTTCCCTGGTACTGTCCGTACACCATTGCGGGGTATACCCCAGAAACGAAATCGCAGTTTACAAATGAAGCGTCTCTGGCGTCGATATTCAGCTCGAGCGCTACCTGATCACAGGTGGTGCCCGATCTCAGGACCTGGACATCCTCGAATCTTGCGTAGGAGCAGGTGGCGACGTAGAGTCCAGGATTCCCCTTCGTCGCAGGACTATCCCCGTTCATTGTGATATTGCACTGTGAGACGTAACAGAAGTCAGCCGCAAGACGGATACCGTAGATATTCGTGTCAATCTTCACATCCTCGATTCGAGCTCGATCAGCTCCAGGGACTATGAAGAGGTACACGTAGTACAGGTAGCTGTTCTTCAGATGGAAGTCGTTGCCCTCCACACGAACATACGATCCTCCAGATGTGAACGTGACCTGCACGCCCTCGATGGTGACCCTTGATCCAGTGACGTACAGATGCTCTGTGCTCGCAACAACGAACTCTGTTCCACCGGCATCGGCGCCTTCTCCAATAATGTGAACTCGGCTCTGAGTGATGTCGAGCTGCGCACCCCCTCCAGCTACAGCCAGGTCGTACGACCCGGCTCGCACGAAGAGCACAGAGTTGTCTCCAACGGCCGCAAGTGCGTCTTGAACTGCTGTTGTGCCCACGAAGTCGGCTGGTCCTGAAGACGTGTCAACGGCGCAGACCCACCACGATTTGTGAGTCATCTCTGCGGCCGAGTCGGTGAGACCACGAACGTCGAGCTTCATCAAGCCCGCTTCTGGGAGCGTGGCGATGGTCGTATCTCTAGCAAACGCCAGTCGGTAGTTCCCGTCTGGGATCGTGTCCGACAACGTGAGCGTGACGATTCCGCCGTTGTAGAACCCGCCAGGGATGGACTGAGAGACCGCACTGACGACGACCGGAACGCCTCCAACCTCCACCTGATCGTAGTTCTCGTCCATAAGTCCGAACAGCAGGTTTCTTCCCTCCTGTCCAGTTGGCCAGCCACTCGTGTCGCCAAGGTAGAGGTATCCATCAAAGTTGACGTCCGATGATCCACCGTCTGTCGGATCGACAGTTACGGACCCTGTGCCGCCTCCAGTGACGGTAAATGCGCCAACCTCTCCGATGGCCTTGAGAACGTCCATCGGACCCTTGATGATGTCACAGTTGTGAGCGAGCTGATACCTCGTCCTGTTGGCGATAGCCGAGGTGATGTCCTCGCCGGGGGCGATGAACTTGCAGCCTGCTGGTTGCCCAGGAGCGTCGTCGGCGATCTCGTTTGGGTAGGTGCCGGTCGAGTCGACCTGGCAGTTGCCCTTCATGGTGTTCCGATCAACGTAGTTATCATCGTATGCCATCGATCATCTCCTATGAATATCTGAGCTCCCAGTCAACCTGCAGGACGTAGGCTGGGGTTTTGGATAGGGTATCGAACGTGTTGTAGGCGACCATGTAGCGCTCCGGGGGAGCTGATGTTGGCGCCGTGGATTGACTCGGGACCGCCTCAGTGAACAGGCCAACCTCTGACAGCGGGACAGATGTTGGACCTCCTGGGTAGCTGATCTCATTGTAGCCAACGATCGCCGTGTATCGGGCTATTCCCGCCTCTGGAAAGGTGGCTGGCTGAGAGACGTCATCGTAGTAGTCACCAGAGGTGATCTCAACGGGGTACTCGAGGCCAGTGACTGTCGGGTCTGTGTCAACCTGGGCCGGGGTGGTGTATCCAGACCAGCCAGAGTAGAGGGATTGGATCGTGGCTACGGACAACAGCTGGCTCTGTCCTCCGATACCGAAGGCCATGTAGCGAATTCTGTCGTCACGAAAGGGGACACCTCCAGTGTCCAGCGATGTGAACTCAGCGAGCCACTCCCGACCGTAGTTCAGGAAGATGTTGTGGACCCTACGTCTCTGAACAATCGGGCCATGGGGTCTCGTCCGCAACGTGATGTCAACGTTGACGTCTTCGATGAGCCGAATAGGCGGCGCACCGCCTCCATCTGGGTCTCCACCGCCTCCCCCACGACGCCGAAACCGAAGGGCGACACGATCGCCGACCTTGATGGTATCTCGAAATGTGCGTCTTAGCTTTCTCATTGTCGCCTCAGTATAGCAGTGATCGTGCGAAGTTTGAATTCAACACGTCACTACGGCTCGCTCACCATCGAGACACTCGGATCTTGTCGAGATCGCTTGCTGCGTGTCGAGATCCTGGTGTAATACCCCGTTGGGATGCTGGTGTCATACTTCAGGGCCCTGTTTGGCGGACTCCAGCCGCCTTGGGTCATGTTTGCTCCTGGGTGGCTGGTGTTCGTCCAGTCTCTCAATTCTGGCCCGTATGGGCCGTCCCACACGTCGTTGGGACCTGGATTGGGCCATGACCCTGGAGGGGTCGACCCTCCAGTTCCTGTGTGCGGTCCAGAGAGCATGAGCTCATCGTCCTCGATCTCGGCAGCGTCGTAGGCGAGGATTGGGCCATCCGGTGGGTCTAGCTCAATGGACCACGTTCCACCAAACGGATTCTCCGAGCTTCCAGGCACAGTATTCGTGTACTGGATCTGGTTGAGACTCAAGACAGCGTACACTACGAAGGAACCATTATGATCTGGATCGACAGCCCCAGAGATAGTTATCAGCTTTCCTACCATAGCGGGGTTGAACTTCGCCTCGGCATCGGAGAGCAGCCATATTGGATATCCAACGGAAACTATGCTGTCTCCTGTTCCTGAGTATGGAACCGGGCCGGGCATGTCATATTTCAACGGCATAGACATCACTCACCTCATGGAACTAAGATGTGCATCCGCACCTGGAAGAACTCGTCAGGATCACCGCCCACCGTGTACCCACCAGTTCTTCCGCCGATTGATCTGTCATACCCAACCTGCGACCAAGGCACAGCCTTTATGAACGCCTCCACCCCATCAAGGTAGAACTCCGCTCCGCCGGCGCCGGCGACGACCTCGAACCGCAGTGGCGAGCTCGAGCCGTGGAAGTGCCAGTGATGTAGAACAAAACGCAGCCACGTGTGGTTTGGTTGGTTCCTTCTCACCTCAGCAATGTAGGTCGTTCCGTCTTGATCACGTAGCCGCATCGTAACGAGACCACTTACTATGCGAATCCATCCCGTCACCGCAACTTGAAACCCAGGAGCTCCACCATCCGGAGACGCCGGGTCAGCGGGCACTGTGTGGATCGTAGGGGTGTCATCTGATGCGCTCGCTCCGAACTCGTTGTACGCTCCTTCATCCGCCGCACACACTACGTGGAGGCTTTTGGTCCCCGTTTTGACTGGGGAACCAACCTTCACAAACGTGCTCGGAGACCCAATCTGGGGCCAGTATGTCGTGAGTGCATCTTCCATGTGCCCGTCACGAGCAGCCAGGTAGTCGTCGATGTAAGTCTGCACCCCACCAGAGATTTCCCACGTGATGCCGCTTACTACGCTCGGCGTTACCCCCGCCGGATTCCAGTACATTATGTTGTCGGGGTTGTAGTAGTTAGTGATCAAGAAGGTGCCGTTGTCAGTTGGATCGGGGCCTCCCGATATTGTGATGTACTCGCCGACAACGTCTGGGGTAAACCCGGCTCCCGTCTCAGCAAAGAAGTGGCCCAGATAAGTGAAGCCGCCCTCACCACCAACAAACCTTATAAATCCTCCGTTCGTACCGCTGAGCTGCTTCCATGTTAGCTGCGGATCGTACTTGTGGATGTAGTGTCCGCTCTCATCAGTGGCGTCGTATCGCCGTGGCCCCTCATCCCTTGTTGCGTCGTGGTGATCGGGCAGTCCATTCCAGTCCCCTACCCACCCATCTGGCGTCCTTCCTGGACTATCTTGTAGGTGTAGGTTTCCGAACGGGTTGTCCGGTTCCCACATCCGAGGAGTGACGAATCGATCATTTGGCCACCTTGTCGTGATATCAAAGATAGGAGGGGCAACACGATTGATAGCCGCTACAGCGTTCTCCTCGTTCGGGCCAGGCTCGCTCCATCCAAGCGTTGGCTCAAAGGTCGGCCAGGTACTCGGATATGATCCACTCACCGGTATAGCTGGTCCAAAGACCGTGGAGTCACCGACGTCGACGTTGTCGATGAGCTGCTTCACAACAGCGAATATCGGGTAGACATAGCGGGGCTTGATTCTCAGGAGGAAGCTTATTAGGAACGTCAGGTTCGTGAGGTCGAAGACGTCGGAGCTTACCTTTACCAAGAAGGTGTGGATCTTCTGGACCTCGTGCATGTCGCCCGATCCGATGTACGGATTTGCCCAGTTTGGGATACTCTCCCAGTCATCTACCTGAACGCCCTTTGACAGCGGGTCGAACTGATCGACCACGTCACCGACCTGTAGCGGGACACCAGTGTCCCGGTTGTCGGCGATCCCAACCTCGGTTGGGTAGTAGTACGCCCTGACGGTTGCGCCGTCGGAGACATCCTGGAGAATTACTCGGTCTCTCACGGAGTCGTACGGGGACTTGATATCCGTGATTGTTCCGTCCACCTCAGCGAATGGAAGGCCAAGTAGGATCTGAGCGCCGATGCGGATGTTCTCGAGAGTTCGACCGAACCACGTTGCGTACCACAGTCCCTGGACAGCCGACAGGTAGTCGAGGTTGTCGGTGCGCTCCTCGAGATCGTCTAGGGTGAATCCAATCAGACGGCCGAAGTTGTCCTCGATCGTCGGGCGATTGTCGAGGAAGGTGATCTCTGCCCACAGGCTATCAGGCGGATCAATCATCTCTCGAATCTGCCAATCCTTATCCGTTAGTCCCGACTCTAGGGACGCATCGTAGAGCTCGAGCTCGGTGGAGCTGATGACCTTCTTCAAACGAAACCGTCCATCGGGAGTCACAAGAATGAAGCCCGTCAGGTCTGTATCGACCGCACCCAAGGAGCTCGTGAAGTCTGCGCTCGCCGAGCTGAACCGGTTTGACGCAGAATACTCTCCGTCGAACCCGAAGTCTTTGCGCTCAAACCACGCCTCGAGGAACTCGATCCACGTGACGTCCTGATTCAGCAGAGTTGTCGTCGTGAGTATCTGGAAGTCCTTAGCCTCGTGCAGAGGGTCGGGGGCGCCCTCGACTCGGTCCAGCGCTATGACCTCTTGCAGTCTCGGTATGCTAACGACTAAGTCGTCGACGAGGATGTTGGTACGCCGAAAGATCGATTTGAACCGGACAGTGACATCAGGATCAGCGATCGACGCTGCTATCGATTCGTCGTCGAATGCCAGCACGCCCTCACGAGCTCCCCAGACGTAGCCAGACAGCTCGGAGGCGTCTCCGTCAGAGTCGATGATCTCGAATATCGCCTTGTCTCCGGCGACTACTCCGAGCTTTGTGAAGTCACTGAATCGTGATTTCACAGTTGGTCGAATCATCCAGGCCTTTGGTCGATCGGCACCTGTCGTTATCTCCTCCTTCGTGATGACGACCGTCGTTGTGCCGTCCTCCACACGAAGGATCTGATAGCAGACGCCACCCAACACTAGAGAGTTTGCGTCTGTTATGCCGCTCACCAGCGCACCGAGATCGTAGGCCGTTGTCGAGTCGATCAACGTTACGGGATCTGTCGGATCAGGAACCTGCACATTCGGCGTGCTGCTGTACCCTGATGTGTCGACGCTGTTGTTGATGGCGGCCGGGAGCTCGTCGTAGTTGGGCTCGTCGTACAGAGGATCGAAGTTGAGCCACTGACGTTGGAAGGTCCTCTGGATGCTGAGGATGTCCTTCGAGTAGTCGTGCTGCCACAGAGCAAGGAGCTCCCCAGAGAGAAGCTGCGTGAATCCACTCCAGAAGCTCTCTATCTTTTCCTTGTCCTCGACTATGTCCCAGAAGTCCGAGATGTAATCCCAGACGAACGAGAGGTCTGGCGTGAGGCCAAGAGCCACGTCCGTGACAAACACATTGAGGAGGACCTCTACTGGGATGCTGTCGAGCTCGCCGTCGTTGACAACGAGCTCGATGATGTAGAGCCCCCTATCAGCAGCGTACATCCGGCCTAGGCTCGAGGTCCTGCCTGACCAGTGCCCCAACTCCCACGGCTTAGGCTCTGCGGCATACCATACGCCGTTGTGTGGAGGAGGAGCTGGAGGTAGGTAGAGGTATCGATACGAGACGTTTGCGGCGATGTCATACAGAACGTCCTCGTCCTCTGGGTCTGTGAAGGACCACCCACTTCCGGTCCATGTTGCGATCGTGTGCTGCTTGTTGAGCCAGAGACCCACCGCTCCCGGCAGAACAAGGAAGGAGTCTCCTGCAGTTGGAGTGAGCGTGCTCGGGTCAGTCTCCGAGCTCTGGACTACGTGCATCGAACTCGGAGTCCAGTCCCCATCCCAGACCTCTTGCTTGATACAGAGCCACTCAGTATCCGTCGTTCCGGCAGGGAACACGTGGTCGATCGCCACTACCCAACTTCCGTCGGGGGATACGTACATCACGGGCGACTTGTAATCTCCGATCATCAACAAGTCGCCCTGCGTTATATCTGAGAAGTCACCAGCTGATCCAGTGAGCTTATTCGTGTACCCCGAGGCGTCCGCTGCCGTATCGTTGGAGCCCTCTACTACGATCTCAGCCCCAGTTGGGGCCTCCGTGATCGTCCACCAGTAGTGGTGGATGACATCACCAGGATCGGGGTCGTAGCTTCCCGACCCATCGAACGCCGCATACTGTCCCTCAGAGCGTGTCTGGTCGTCACCTGGAACAGCGATCGGCCTGTGGTTCATCACCACCGCATTGTGAAGCCTGATGCAGTCCATGCAGACGGCCGTAGGGTCGACCGATGTGCCAAGGACATCCACGAGGATGTAGTCGGTGTACCCAGCTGGAGTGTCTTGGAGAGGGAACGAGTATTGAAGCTGGTGGCCTATGCTTGGAACGAGGTCACGCTCTGTCACGTAGATGTGACCTCGGTTGGCGTCCGCATCGACGGCCAACCTAAACGTGTAGTAGGTGCTCCCGTCACCAAAGAGATCAGCCGAGTCGGGAAGAACGTCGTCGATGGTCACCCCGTCTCGAGACAGAGCAATTCCTCCATTCTCTGAGAGCAGCACGCCTATCATCTTCGTGTATTGGTTGTAGGCCGCCACGAAGAATCGATTCGAGGTCGGAGAAGAGAAGTCCTCTGGGAGCGCTGACGACTTGATGGTGAACTGCAGCGTGAAGTTGTTCGTGATTGGAAGATCCATGCGGAAGCCTGAGTTCGTCAGGTCATCGCACATCATGCACAGGTCGTTGTCGAGATTGTAGTAGATGTGAGGAGAACCAAGACCACGAAACGCCGATACTTGCGGGTAGGCGAAGAGGTGAGTCATCACAGCATCGGTGGGGTAACAGAAGTCAAAGACGTGGAAGTCCGGTGACACTGGGAGACCCGCCAGCCCGTAGAGTGCGGTTCCGTAGTAGAATTGTCCGTAAACGCTCATGATCCTACTCTACAGGTTGATAGGTAACGACTTCAAGTCGATAGTCTGTGCATTCTCCAAATGATCCAGGTCCCTGGTATTCGTACCCATTTGGATCTGGTTCGATCGTGAACCACCGAGCCCACTGCTCTGTTGGAACGTGCCACGCTTTGTTCATCACATATGGATCATGCGATCCGCCAGGAGGGAATATCTCTCCAGGCAAGAACGGAGATTCGACGTCGTAAGCCGTGATTGTCGGCGGCGTGCCGAGCTCCAGAGAGCTGCTGAATTCGCTAACTGCCATCGCACCCCCTACAGCGGCGTCACGCCGTCAGGCCACGGCATGCACCATCCCTGTCGCATGTGCATGAGATTGGTGTCGACGAGCGTCCACTCTGGGTAGTTTACCCGGCAGTGACGAACACCGAATGTGGTTATGCTTTTCTGCGCAAAGAGGCCCTCACTGTTTGCCTCGTCTCTGAAGATGGTCGGAACAACGGTCCACTCCTCCCCAGAGAATGGGTTTGCCTTTCCGTTCGTTGTCCATTGCTTCTCATTCGAGGACGAGTCGTACCCGAACAGTTTCATCGCCGCCGGAACCATGTACTCCCTCGGCGTCGCCATGGACCCAACATAATGAAAAGCATCGCCGCTTCCGTGCTCAAATTGAAGATCGTGATATCCATCTCTCGAGCCAATCACACATAGAACCACAAATGACTCGTCTTCGGCGATGTTCACATCAGATCCGGTCACTCCAAAGATTCCATACGCCAGCAAGTTGGTGGCAACTGATCTGATACATATCTGAAGGTACGTTCCATCGTCATCAGTGACAACGAACAAACGTTCCTGTGTTCCGGCTCGATAGCCCGTGTCTCCTCCGAGCATGTACCCATGAAATCCTTGGGTCTCGTAGGTGTCGGGGTAGACGTCGTACGTAGATGGTCCAGATAGGGAAAAGAAGCCAGTGTGCACGTCAAAGTCTACATCTTTCGGAGAATGCCAGAGCTGAATGCAGTTTGCCGGACCACCAACCCAGTTAGGTTTCGTGAAGAAGCGCCACTTTGTGCTGTGCGGAGACTCAAGCCCAAAGCCGGCCAAGATGGAAGACGAGCCGCTGTAGTAGGGGGACTTGTCGACGTCTATGAGTCTCCACCGCAGGCCCGTCTGCGCTGTCAACGCTGGGGTTCCTCCGGCACGTAGGTCGAGCACGGCGTCGTTCCCATTTAGGCCCGTTATGGTCCACACCCCTGAGTTGCCTTCGTTAGTCGGATCGTAGACGCACAACAGCCGGCCGATATCGCCAGAGACGAAGCTGTGCGAATCAGAGTGAAACTCGTTGCCGTTCAGGATCTGTCCATCAGGAGTAGCAGAGAGATCTTCGTCCTCGTAGCTGTACTCATACCAGGAGTAGAATACATTGATCGAATCGATCCAGATACTCTCACTAACTCCGCTGACATCTGGGCAGTTGATCGATAACTGATCAGTGCCGGTAGACGTGAACTGTACGTGGATCTCTTCCCACGCACCCGCCGTCGGCGGAAGGCTCACGGGGGCCTCGCCGCCAAAAGACACAGAGTACGTGTTCGACGTGGGATTGCGATATCTCAGAACACAGTGCATCGTAAGCGGCGGAGATAGCATATTGACGAACGTATCTGAGTCTACGCTTCCCGAGACTCCATTCTGAGCGTTTATGATCTTCAGGCTCTGCGTGAGCATATGCCTGTATGTGGAGTCTTTTTCGACAGTGATCCCGACATCAGGGGTCCAGTTCGTTGTGCCGACAGCTTCCATGTTTGAGTCAGGGCAGTGATGAGAGTCGTAGCGTCCTGCAACCGCCTGGTAGTAGAAGTGGTCATCTTCCCAAATCCACCTCCACCCAGCTGTCCGAAGGAAGTGGTAGATCACCCACATGGATGTGAAGAAGGCAGCATCATACGATCCAGCAGATGCTGATTGGTTCACGACAGTATCTCTGATCCAGTGTCTCATCCCAAGCCTCGAATAGTCTTATCCTGGGAGCTGCTGCGAGGAATGACTACCCCATACCGGAGATGGATGTACCCAGGATCGATCGGGAAGCGTGTTGGGTTATTCGGATTGCACGCATAGTACGGGAGAGTTCCCCTAACATATCCCCCAGCTATCGAATTCTCCATGACGACATTCGGTTTCCAAAACGGAGCCTTTCCTTTCATCCTCGTAGAGTACTCCTGCCGGTGAGGGCTGTCGGCTTCAGCCGACGAGTTACTGCCGGTAGCCCAGTACGTTGGGTGCGCAGTGATCGGAGTCTCTGTATCATCGAGCATCGCAAGATCACTACCTGTACCAGAGTCAGGATACTCCGAGGAGTCCGACATGTTGATGAATCCGGGGTAGCTGTCCCCGGTAGCGACGTCCTCGAGCTCACCAGACGCTACTCTGATCCACCTATTTGGAGAGCCGATCTGAGCATGAAATAGTAGACCAGCCCCAGCTGGATCAGTGATGTAGGCGTTGAAGTACGAGGACCCGACACTCGTCGCAATTGTGCCACTCTGCTGTGCGGTTGCTGTTCGATTCCCTGGAGTTGAGGGAACCCCAGGGGGCGTGAAGTAGTCACCAAGAGGGTATCCCGTGAGCGCAATGGTGCTGGCCGTGCAGTTGACTTTTACCTCGAGCGGTCGACCAGTAGCCGATGGAGCTCTCACTACGAAGTATGACGAGTCGGCCAGATAGTCAGACTTTCCAGCGTTGTGGATCTTTGCAGAGATTCCAGTCTCATCCACCCACGCATCCGGTCGGCACATTGGCTCGATAGTGATCTTGCTCGTCGAGAGCACCTTCCTGATCTTGTAGAGTCCACGGTTGACGTTGTTGGAGGCGTAGAGAGAGATGAACTGACCCTCCATTGCCTGGGTGAATGGCGTCGAGGCCGAAGTGATCTCCAAGGCCGCCGAGGCCGCCACGATCAGGTCCGACGGCTCTGCGAGTACGTTGCTGACCGACGTCCATCCTGTATCGGAGTCCTTCTCCATCTCCTGCCAGTATCCGAGTAGGTAGAGCTCTCGCAGCAAGAAAAGGGAGATGTGTCCAGAGTGCGTTGAGCTCTCTGTGTCGACGGCTACGTTTCTCGCCAAGGTGATGTCCGCCATTACGACCTCGTATATTTCACCGTCTCGATTCTGTAATCGGACGTATCAGCTCCGAAGATTCCTGGGCCTGGGTATTCGCCGCCTCCCAGATCGATCGTCTCGGTCGCCCATCGTATCCACGTTCCGGCAACTGTATCCCACACCTTGTTCACTATGAACTGCTGAGAGGCCTGGGATATCGATGTGATCACATATCTAGCAGTCTCGGTCTGACGCTTTACCGTTCTACTGTCTGCGGGAATTAGCGTATACGTGTAGTCCTCGGGAAGCTCTAACGCTACACGTGTATCAAATCCGAGATCAGTGAGGTTCGTCTCCTCGATCAGGACGTTCTCCGCCCTAGCGTCTGCCGACAGCAGATCGAACGATACCCCCTCTGCTATCTCTGTCACAGCCATAGCCTACCTCACGTCAGCATCTCGTGGCCGTCCCACCACTCCCAGTACCACCCCTGATTGAGGTGCAGGTAGGTGTTGCTGTCGATAGTTGTCCACGGTTGAACTATCGTTCCGTGCCACAGCCCAACATTGTTCATAGTCTTCTCTGTTGGGTTATTGGATTCGGAACCGTAGTAATCACGTGCAATCTTTGGTTTCCTCAACCAGTGCTTATTGTCAAACGGATTTGCTCGATAGTTCACAGAACCTACGTCAAGCTCGTCCCCCGATACTCCGCCAAGTCCCAACGTCATTATCGTAGATCTGTTCATCCAACCTTTGCCCAAACTTCCATGTTGGAGTCCGATGTAGCCGAATGAGTAGCCGTCGGTTCTGAAGTCGTAATCATTGTATCCGTCAACAGACGCATTGGTTGGGAAAAACACACAGAAAGATTGACGAAGTGTGTGGTACGAGTCTGCCCCCGTAAACCCAACAAACCCCCCACCAATAGAGTCTGGATAAGTCCCAAAAAAGTCACGGAAGGCGATACTAAGAAAGCTCTTATCATCGTCAGTCATCAAGAACAAACGAATCCCACTACTATCCCTAACTGATGGATTTGCTCCCTTTATGTAGTACCTAGATACGTTAGATCCCTTCGAGTAGGACGGTCTCACGTCAGTTGTAGACGATTCGTAATTGTAGAATACTCCATTCGCTACGTTGAAATCCGCATCATATCCACTTGCCCACACATCAATCCACGTACAGTCGCCAGTAGTGTTCCAATTTGCCCTGAAGAATACCCTCCATTTCTCAGTGTGCGGTGACTCGAGGCCGAATCCACAGTACAGCATCCTATCGACGCCTGGATCATACTGATACGGAGCGTAGTTCTTTGGATCAATCAATCGCCACTTCAGGTTGTTAGCGCCATTACTGGTCAGTGAAGGCGTTCCTCCAGCACGTAAGTTCAGGGTGGCGATTCCACTCGACACGCTAGTGATCTCGTACACGCCCGAGTTTCCGAGGTTTGTCGGGTCCCATACGCACAAGTACTTGCCTTCATCGCCCGTCGGTGCGGCTCCAGAAACGAAAGAGTAGCTCGTTGACTCGAATTGATCTGGAGCTATGATCTCTCCGTCAATGTTCGAGGCGAGATGATCCTCCGAAACACCGATGTACTCAAAGTAGGATTTGTAGACGGTTACCGAATCAATATAGATAGTTCCAGGCGTGCTCACGTAGTTGTTGTCGATAACCCGGAGAACGTGATCAGTTACGACCGACGCATGAGATGTGAATACGCCGGTAAATTCCTGCATGGTAGGAGACGATGGGATCGATCCTATATTGGTCCACGAGCCAACTGATCCGGTCTGAACATCAACGTTCCACGATCTACCGGTGTTGTTCAATACCTGAAACCGCACCTGGTAGAGTACGTTTGCCGTAATGTTCGGCATATCGATCGATCGAACGCCCTCATTGATAGCGCTGGAGATGACTTCGAGGGATTGCTTCCCCATGTGGACGTTCAACGAGGAGTAGTCAACGGTGGCTCCACCTGCGACTGGCTCCTTTGTCCAGTACGCAGACGGAGATGTGCTCTCCATCTGTCCGTCTGAGACATGGTTGTCGTCTCCATCAATCTCCCAGATGTTGACGAACCCAGCTGTTCGCAGAAAGTGGTACATGACGTAGAGCGTCTCGAGGTAGCCGCCGTTGTCGGCCGTGCTTCCCCTTCTTAGTACCAAGCAGTCTCGTATGTAGTGGAACATTGATCGATCTCCTACGCAGCTACTGAAGCCAATGGTGTTGGATCAGTGGAACCGTTCTTTGGAACCAGCACGTTGCTCCCAAGCTTCCAGTATGAGCCCGCAAACTCCTCGAAGTCTGGCCACCCACTATGGCAGAACTCCATTGGATGAAGCCCCTTCATGTATCCGCCTTCAGGAGAGTGTTCGGTCATCACCAGCGGCCTGAATGTCTTCGCTCTCCCAGAGTTGATCCTCTGTGCAAGATTGGTTCTCTCACGCATGCTATCAACATTGGCGTCGAGCCCGTACTTGTAGTACATTGGGTAGGCAGAAATTGGAGCGCTAAGCTCACTGAGCATGTACATCGGACTCTCGATACCAACATCCCAGTCTGTCGTGCTCACGAGCTGCTGTATGAACCCGCCACGATCATCTCCGACAGCTCGACTACTCACCTCACCCAGGCAGGTGGCGTGCCACCACCCAGCTGAGTCGTAGGCATAGATAACGCTGTAGAAGTGAGTCGCTGACGTATCTCCAAAGAAAGCGTTGAATCGAAAGTCCTGTGTACTGTAACCGACAACATCAGAGAGCGTACTGGTGTAGATGGTGTCACCAAGTGGCCTCGCCCTCATATACCAGTTCACAATATTTCCAGTTCCGGCGTAGATGTTCCAGTACATGGTTTCTTTGCCAGATCCAGACGGAGCAGCGAAGGTGACGTTTCCATTCTCTGGTGGAGTCCCCACGCCGCCGTTATGGACCTTGACGCTTATGCCCGTCTCGTCTGTCCATGCGGCGTACCGGCATCTTTCGTCGATCAGAATAGTGTTTGTGTCGATATACCGCCGAACGTTGTACATTCCACGGTTCTGATCGTTCCCATAGATGGAGATGATCTTTCCCTCCATCCCACTCGTGAACCCTCCGGTCGCCGAGTACACCTCTGTCGCCGCAAGT